AAGAGGCTACCGAAGTAGCCTCATTATTTTAAATTAATAAGCCTAAGCTTTCACTGAAGTACGAACAGGACCTGTTGTCATGTTCTCAGTCATCTTCTGCTTTGGATTGGCAGGAGAGCTTTGATTACGTTCAGCTTCCTCACGCTGTCTTGGTGTCATATTACTGTCACCACTTACAGCACCACCATTTGCTTGGATTGCTTGTAACACCTGAACTAATGTATCGTTGTTGATACCCTGAAGTTCTACTTGTTGTTTAAGTAGATCTGTCATGAGTTTATTGCCCTCTACAGAGCCCTCTACGAAGGCTTGTTTAAGACTACTTACGATATTATCAGATGGACTAGAAATCGCAGGAGCACTTGATGTAGGCGTCATATTGAACGTATCTGTTCCAGTTGGTTGAGTTGTACCATCACCCGTTGGCATGTTACTATCTACAGATGGCATTGCACTACCTGTAGTATCAGGTGTACCCATTTGTGAACGTAACACATTTAACTCAGGTGCAATACTACTTCCCATACTTGGTAGAGCAGAAGTATCGTTACCTAATTGTTGTGCGACATCCGCAGCAGGATTTGCTGGTGCGAGTTGTGTACTACCTTGACCTGTTACAGCCGCTAAAGCGGACTCACTACTATTACCACCTTTCTCAACGCTTGGACCACGTGTATCGGCACGAGCATCACTTCCACTGTTATAAACATTCATATCCCCTTTATATTCAGGAATATCATAAACAGGTTGAACACCCGTTGGTAAGATATAACCTACCACGTCATTGGTTGGGAATCCTGACACTTTAACCATGTTACCCTGGTTACCACCAAGTACGGCTAACTTACCTGATTTCATCCCGACAACGAAACCAACGTGACCACCACCTGTTTTCCATCTGAAAACAACAAGTGCACCATAAACAGGTTTATTGAAACGCTGACCACCTTTCCAATCTAACCAAGATTGAGATGAAGCACTATTGGTACCACGCATACCTGCTTGAGTAATAACCCAGTTAGCAAACGCACTACACCAAGGTAATTCATCCGTTACTCCTTTCATGTTACAAGTTGCAAAGTACTCAAGAATACGTGGGTTATGAGAAGAACCTTCTTGTTCTTTCACACCGATCTCTTTACTTGCAATTTGAATCCATTTATATTCGGCAGGAGAAACACTCGTACTATTAACAGGACCACCCAATGAAGTTGGGATCGCTTGGTTAATTTGTTGGGTTTGACCAGGTTGCGTTAATAATGGCGCATAACTTTGACCATTGCCACCTGTACTGTTTACATTCTCATACTGAGCAGGGTTAAAGACTTTACCACCTAAGATACTATCTTCATATTGAGCTGGATTGAAATTAGCTGAAGCGGTTTTAGTACCAACTGCAGGGATTTGCATATTCAATACCGAACTTGCAATATTAGCACCAGTTTGAGCACCTGCAATACCTGGAACGTTATTGGTTACTGTTGCACCACTATCACCTTTATTAATAGTGATTGTTCCATCTTCAGAAGTATCGCCTGTGATACCTGCACCCTGACCATACTTACTTATATTAGCAAGATGTTTCTTATAAGCAGACATCCGTTTGGTCATGCCATCACCGATGTTTGTACTACCTACAATCCCTGCTACCATGCCATTGAAATCTTTACGATACAATCCACGGTCTTTCGCGTAAGCATGAGCTACTGCCACAGCAATTTTCGGATCATTCATCAAATCAGGATTTGCGATTACTTCAGGGTGACCCGCAAGTCTCGCATACTTAACGTAGTTGTCTTTACCTGTAATCTGAACTAATCCACGACCACGGTACATGTAACCTTCAGTTGGTCCATTGCCCATTCTACCACCGTAGAATAAGTTACCAAGGATTTGCTGACGGTTAGGGTCTTTTTCAATCGCCGCAATTTGAGCATCAGTCATACTAGAAAGTTTATTACGTACCGAGACGTAACCTTGCCAACCTTCCGCACCTCGTTTGATTTTCAGTAAGTTCTCCGTAGAGTACTTCATATTCTCAGACTGAGGTTTAAGTTGAGATTCTGCATCCATCATACCTAAGTACATGGCGATATGGTTGTCATCAACCCCATCAGCACGAGCCAATTTAACGTACTCATCGATGATCTCTTGTTGAGACGCTGAAGGTGGTTTATAACCACTGTCTTGATACGTACCTGCCATATCAGCATAAGAAGGGGTAGAAACACCACCGTCTTCTAAAGGCGCACCATTATTGGTATAACCTTCAACGCTGTCATTTCTTACCGCAGTATTGTCGGCAGCCATAATCGAAGCATCGATGTATTGACCACCACCACCACTTCCAGTATCTTGCTGGAAGGCAGCTTTCACTTCTTCACGGCGTTTTTCTTCATCAGCCATGTATTTTTGCCATTTCTCTTGAAGGGCTTTCTTCTTCTCTTCAGATAAAGGCATTTCATACGGCTTAGATTCTTTCTCTGCTTTGATGTTCTCATAGAACTCTTTCATCGCATCAGGGCTATTGTTAATTGCCACACCTGCGAAGATGATACGACCTGTGTCGTTAACCTTATCAGATTCATTTTTGATAATGTCAACAACTGGTTTACTCATTAAGAAGTTAGCTAGTGGTATCTGTTCTGCTACTGCAATCTTATCAAGATCTTTTGCATTCTTACCACGGAAATCTTTAATATCTCTCCACGCAGTTGCAAGTAAACCAAAATAGATCGCACAGAAACGATGTTTAAACCATTCTACCCAAATCTTAAAGTTGTTCTCATCTTGTTCTTTGAAACCAAATTTCACCGCAAATAAAGACCAGACTTTCTTAAGTCCCTCTTCACCAGAAGACCAAGTGACACTACCCTGACTACCATCACGGGATTCAGAACGCATGTGGTTTTCTCGAACTTCTTTTTCGAGTTCAAGAATCACTTCCATGTGGTTACGACTAAAGTAATCAGTCGTATTATAAAGTAAACCGTAAGCAATGAAACGCATCGCTTGTAGATTACTTACACGGTTATCTTTCAATCCGTATTGTTCAACTGCTTCGATATATGGTACTTCAATTTCAGCACCATCACCGACTTTAATCTTAACCTTGGTATCCGCGTTACCAGCAACTACAATGCTGTCTTTATCTTGACCATTAACCGTGATGTTACCACTTTGTACATCCGCTTTATATTGTTCACGTTGAGCAATGAGCTTATCGCGATTAGCAAAGAGATCTTCATAAAGGAAACCGTTTCCAGTTCCATCTTTCTTGTTATCATCAAGATCCTCAACGATATCTTTCTCATCATCACGGAAAGCTTCCGTTACACGAACAGCATAATAACGAACTTGATCGTAACCTACGCCACCTTCTTCATAATCACTGAATGGCAATGAAGTATAGCTATAGATATCAGGCACACCCGGATTTTTATCCTTGTCTAAGAATGACATGCGAACGAATGACGGTTTATAACCATCATCTAATCCTTCTAGATTATAAAGCTCACGTCCATTATCCCCTTTGAACCATTGCTTAATGTTACTCCACGTTCCGTGTTCAGCTTGCGTCATCATGGCAAATAATGCTTCTTTATGACGTTTATAAACTGGATAGAAACGTTCTTTATACCACATGGTAAAACGCGGTAACTGTTCATTTTGCATTTGTTCTTGGGTTAACGCACCTTGCGCTTCCTCATTCCAGAAGAATGCCGCCCATTTATTCATGTCGATTTCTTTCTCTTTGAGATAACCCGTTTGCGGATCAACCAAGAGTTCTTTATCCATCTCTTTTTCAAAAGCAAGGATAACGTTAGAGCGACCAACATCATTGTTAGGGTGGATACCATAACTCGCTAAACGATACTCATCCATTTCTTGGAAGTTATCGCGATAGTACTGCCAAAGTTTATAGCCGAACCAACCTACTGCTGTAATACCAAGTAATGCCCAGCCTGTTGGTGTACCAAGAATTGCCGCACCAGCACGTAATGCACTATTTGCTACAAACTTACCAGCTGCTAAACCCGCACGTCCTACAAGTTTACCCCCTGCGTGAACGACTTTACCTGCTGCTGCACCAAGACCCGTACCTTTACCTGTGAGCGCACCTTTGATGAAGCCACCAACACCACCCACGACTTTCAGTACGCCATTTAACGCACCACCAATCCATTGGAATGGTTTAAGTAAGATACTACCAATTGCTGCAGGTGCACCTTTAATCGCTGCGAGGATCATCGGAATGAACATGCCAAGTTTAGATAAGAATCCTTGGTTTGCATCTTCTTGTGATCCTTTACGACCAAAGAGTTTACTCATCGCACCACGTCTTGAATCTTTATTACCGTATTGCATAACACGGTCCATCCAAGAACCTTTACGACGTTTACCTGTAAAGCGGTCGATAATGCCAGTACCGAAACCTTTAAGACCATCTAAAGATAATCTTGATTTACGTTTCTCCGCTCTCTCAGCACGTGCTCTTTCACGTTCTTCTTTCTTCGCTTTCGCTCTTTCAGCTTTTTCTTTTAGGTAATCCTGAATGCCGTCTTTAACGTTAAATCCTTCACCCATTTTTCTGGCTTTATCCGCCATCCAACCAGCAAAGTTTTTCGCATTACCAAAACGTTTCTTAATTGACTCAGCTCGTTTCTTCGCATCCTTAACGATATCACCTGTCGTGGCTTGATTGATGTTATCCGATGCGATATCTTTCATGTGATGATCAGGCTGACCACCAAATCGCCAAACTAATAATTCATAGATCCGTTTCGTCCATTTAGTATTGAAGGTGATACCTTCACCCCAACCACCAAATACACCACCGAATAAACTTTTGAATTTGTTACCAAGTGAACCTAAGAAATCAATCCCGCCCTTAAGCATTTGCTTACCGAATTGGAATGGTTTCACGATAACGTTGCTAATAAGGTTATCGAGCACATCTTTATAAGGCTTACCGTCTTTATCAAATAAACCTTGATTGCGCATTTCAGATAGTGATAAGATTACATTCCCATCGTGGTCGACGACATCACTTACGATATCGCGAACTTGTCTTAATGGTTTTCCATTACAGAAATAAACACCATTGATTAATTGGTTAGCGGTAATACGTGGCGAGCGTTCATCTCCAACGTAAACATCTTTAACCAATGCATCCGTAATACGATTAAGAACTTTGCGACCGAAATCTTTAGTGCGGTTTAATTGTGAACTGATATTAAGGTTAGATGAGATCTGACTGATCTTATCTTGCATCCAAGAACGGATGTTGGCACCAAGACCTCTGATCTTATTGATATCAAATTTATTACCTGCTTTATCGACAGCATTTTGTAGTTCTTCTACAGTCGCAACGATAGTAGGTTTACCATCTTCACCCATCTTACAGAGGTGACCTTTAAGCTCACTGAAACTACGGATCACCTTACCGTTGATATCGCAGTATTTACCTAAAGCTAAATCGCGTGCTTTAACTAATGGCTCTTTAAGATTATCAGGTGAATATAAATCAAATTTAAGTAAGACGCTTTCTTTTACTTCGCTTCCTTTATTAAATAAAGGATTGAGTACTTTACTTCTTACTGCACCGACGAAACGATTCGTGGTGTCTTTTGCTTTCTGATAAAGATCCATGGCTCTACGCTGTATAAAGTCACGACCATCTTGAGTGTAACGTCTTAATTTCTTCCAGTTGATAAGACTATCCGTCATCTCAGAAGAATTAATATCACGACCTTTATCATCACTGATACTTCCACTTCCTACACCCATATCAATGATATTACGATTGATGCGAGCAAGACTATTTAAAATAGCCGAAGTCTGGATATTAATAGAAGCATCTAAAGTCTGCCAGCTAACGCTTTCAGTATCTTCGCTCTTATTCGTTGTTTGGTCGCCTTGAGCGCGCGTACGCAAGGCACTAACATCTTGAGCAATTTGTTCAAGGTAACGAGTATTGTCGCGAATGGCAGATAAATAATCAGCATTAGGACTAATAGGACTACTAGTACCAGTAACTCCAGATATATACGGAGCTGATGTACTGCGTCTTTCATTTGTTGTTCCTTTTGTTCTTCTTCTAAATCCACCGGTAGGAATTGCACCTTGGGTGGATACATCCTCTTTGATGTACTGGTTATAATCACCACTTAGAAGAATGTCGTAAAGTTTATCGGTATCAATCGAATGCGAATCTTTTCCATCACTCGCAACGATACCCATGGCTTTCAGTGTATCGGTATTGACCAAACCTTGACGGGCTAGATCTTTAACATGATCAACAAAGTTAGGAATATCACCACGTAAGCGATCAAATCTACGATATAAGTATAAGTTGTTATCAGATGACTCTTTATCATCTAATGCGATCTTACCTTTATCGTTGAATTTAACTTGACTACTGATACCGTTTCGAAGTTGACTTAGCCCACGTGAGGATAAACCTTTTACAAGTTTATCATCGTCTTTCATGAAACGATGGAGATCCATGCCTTCGCCATTACGGATACTTTCAACTAGGTTTTTACGAAGTTGGGTTTTATCTTCACCAGTAAGATCTTTACCACCTAGTTTCTCAACGAAGTTATCAAGGTTACCGTTTAGGACATCACTATTACGTTTAAATAGCGTATCAGCTAAATCTTTAGTGTGACGACTACTACTTACGAAGGTATCGCGTTCATTACTGAAGAGTAAAAGATCAGGCATGCGACCTGTACGAATCCCTTCGCTACTTTGTAAGATACGTGCTAAATAACCAGGAATAATTTCCGTAATCGATTTATGCGCGTAGTTATCAAAGGCTCTAGGATCATGAAGGTTTTTAGAGGTATGCCAGTTAATCGCACCCACTTTCGTGTCACGTTGTACGATCTGATCTAAATCGGCTGCATCTCTAAACCAGTTTAATCCCTTACCGACTAATCCAAGTTTACCATCTTCACCTGGTTTGATGCCATTACGATAGAAGTTGTTTAGTATATCACCAATCGCTTCGTTAACGTTACCTGCTTTCGCAGCAGCACCAGCGATAGTTTTATTCTTCATCGCAAGGGTGCCAAGACGCATCCCCATGCTACCGAAGAACTTACTTCCTATCCCTTCGCCGATACTCTGCATGAGTTGCTGACGTATCAGTTCTTTCTGGTCGCCAGAAACAGCACCACCTGTAAGGGCTGCCATCTCTCGTTCCATTTCCATGGCTTGACCTTGCATATCCATGATGGTAGTTAAACCACCCATCAGTTCTTGCAATGGGTCAACAAGCATGTCATTGGCTTTATTAGAAAGATGTTTAATCGTTTTACCAATTAGCTTATTACCACGTAACTTATCACGTAAGGTATTTTGACTCCAACCAAAGAAACGTCTTAATGAAATATCTTTTAGGACTTCTTTATCGGTTTGTTTTGCTAAGTCAGGTAAAGCGGTATTCTTAACGATTGATTGTAATTGGTTTAGTGCGTTTTGACTAAACTCACTGAATCCTTTTAATAAGGTTGCTTGTACGTTGTATTGGCGTAGAGAAACACGAAGCATCTCTTTTTGCCAACCAAGGTTAATCCCTTCCTGATAGTTCACTAATCGGGTTAACTGATTAACCACCTGATTAGTACTATTTAATTGATCAGTTTGGGTTTTAGCCTGAGCGACCTGCATGACTTGTTGTTCTTGTCTTGCTTGTCCCTCAGCTTGTTGTTGCTGTTGGAATACACCTAAGATTGTTTTCTCAATCCCAAGGTTTGCGATCTCTTCTTGTGAAGGACCTTTACTTCCACCGCCTTCTTCTTTTAGTTTACTTTCCAACCACTTGTTCATTCCTTCTGGAATGGCATTACCAAGGGTACGACGAAATGCCTCTGCACTTCGTTTAAACTCTTTTATTGAAGGTGCAAGTTTTTGCATGGTCTTGTCGTATTCATTTTGAACCGAATAGACCGTATCACCAATCAGATCTGCAGTATCTCTGAATTCTCTTGGTGCTGCATTCTTCAATAAGAGTCGCATGGAATTTTCACTAAAGACGGCTTTCTTCACCCCTTCTGCTACGTTAGCAGCATCTTTTACGATGGGGCTTCTATCATCTTTGATTTTCTCAGTCGGCTCGAAGCTTAGATCAAATTCACTTAGATCTAAATCATCATCCCCGAAATCCAAATCAAGATCGTCTTTTTTGGCCATAACAAAACTCCTTTATTAAGGCTTATTTATATAACGAATAAGTTAACATTTTGCCGTATTTACTTAGGCAAAATGTCGAAAACATAGCCTGCAACCTATGTCCACATATTAGGCAACTAGTATCGGACACTAAACTTTTTAACGTTAAAAAATTTAAAATACTTAGATGTAAAAGGAATAAAAGGTGAGTTATGACAACACCCATTAAACCTTTTGATGTCCAACTATTAATCCCGACAAAAGAACGACTTGCTCGTGTTCCTCGTATTACCTCGACGGAGATATATGATGGCACCAGTGAAGATTTCAATCCTGGAGGACTTTATAGCCAAATCCTGTTTGGTCAAGTGGGCTCCCAGAATCGTGATTATACGTTTGGCTATATCAAACTTAACACGGAGTTGATCCACCCAACCGTAAGACGTTGGATCAGACAACTCAAGCGTTATTATGAGAGCATCTGGCGTGGTGAAGCATTTGCAACTTGGAATCCTAAGACAGGGGAATTTGATCCTGCTGATTTAGGTGATGATGGTGCAGATACAGGCTACCACTTTTTTATCTCTCACATTAACGAGCTGAAGTTTAAACGTAATACTTCAGCAAGACGTAATCAAATGATCGATGCGTATGAAAAATACCGTGGTCAATTAACTTTAGTAAACCATCTTGTATTACCAGCAGGTCTCCGTGATCTACAGGTCGCACAAAATGGTCGTACCACGGAAGATGAATCCAATGACTACTATCGTCGTTTACTTCGTCTTGCCAACAGTTTAGAGAACAGTCCACTTCAGGGTGCGGAAATTAATAACGTTCGTCTGAATATGCAGATGATCGTTGACGACCTTTACGATTACTTCCTTTCATTATTAGACGGGAAGAAAGGTTTCTTACAATCACGCTTTGGTGCACGTAATCTATTCCTAGGTACACGTAACGTCATTTCATCCATGGATATGGGCGCAGATATCTTAGGTGATCCCTCAGCCCCAACGGTAGATACAATTCTCATTGGTTTATTCCAATGTTTAAAAGGAAGTATTCCGCACATCGTCTATCTCATGAGAAATGATCGTCTCTATACGACTTCGTTTCCATCAAGAGATGGTGATGCTTATCTTGTTCACCCAACGCGTTTAACTCGAACTAACGTCCAGTTAGATGATATCGCAATTGATAGATGGGTAACAATAGAAGGCAATGAAGCGACTATCGATGCATTCAGTAAAGATAGTTTCAAAACAAGGCCGATCATGATCAATGGTCATTATTTTGGGTTGATCTATCAGGATGATCAGAAATATCAGATCTTATCTGATATCACTGAATTACCAGATGGATGGGATAAAGATAAAGTAAGACCAATCACTTATATCGAATGGTTATACTTAATTAGTCATAAAGCACTTAATGAGAAGAAAGTCGAAATGACACGTTATCCTGTAACAGGAGATGGTTCTTCTTATATTGGTGATGTCTACGTCAAAACCACAACACCATCGTTCCGTCTTGAGAAATATGAAGATGGACAACCAACTGGTGAGTTTGCACTTGAATATCCAGTTCTGAATGGAAGCTTCTTCCAAACGATGTCCCCACATGGATCTCGTTTACCGGAACTTGGAGCTGACTTAAATATATTCCGTCAGGGTCAGCATAAACCTATCTAATTGCGGGAAAGCCTAAACGCTATCTTACTGACTACTCTATCGTAGTAATACAGGTAGACACCCCTCGAGTAATCAATCAATGGGGGATAGTGAAACGAGTAAGGGTTTTGGCCAATCGGCGCAGCAAAGCACGTTACTGACGTGTGAGTTCAACGACTATCGAAAGCATAGTGACAATAGGAATGTTGTCATGAAGAAGTGAGTAGAGTAGGGAAAGTATTTTTAATACGAGTATCGAAACGGTAGGGGTGTACACTTGAGAGATCCCCAGGTGTATACTAAGATATAGTCTAAATATAGTTGACGGAGATAAAATGAGTGCTAACTTCATCCACAGTAAAGATGCGATCGAAGAGATTAATAGAAATGCCGGTAAACGGATCTCCGTGATTCGCGCAACTGGTAAACTTGCTTATGATATCGAAAACGATATCGTAACTCGAGCATCTTTAGGTTTAACCGCACCACCACGTGGTTACCGTTCAAAACGAGGTGAGTAATGGAAAATATAGATAAAGACCAATTGATCTTGTCATTAGAGGCGAGATATCCACAGGTCTATCGTCAGCAAGGTATCCGTTACTTTGTTAAGATGGAAGATCCAAAAGTTCATCGTGTAGCAGATCTACAGGAGATCGATCTTTCCATCCTGCATTATTTCTATCCAAACATGAAAGAGAGTTTTGGTATCTCACCAGAATCTCCTTTTGTTAAGAACAGAAAGAAAGCACAGGTTTCCTTCCACCATACAGATTACGCAGGGGTAATTGCAGGTCCTTATAAAAAGAAAATCTTTAACTATCGACTTGCAATTAAAGCCTACCACAAAAAGAATCCAGGTATTTTCTGGGCAAGAAATGAACGTAAGTTCTTCTCGTTCAGAGAAAGACGGCCATGGAATATGATTGTGGACTACTCATTGATGGGTAGACGATTTGAGTTTAGATATAACCCAAGACGTCATCTGTTTGAGTTCGAAGCGAAATATAAGGGATATCTAAATGGGATTAGTTATTATACCAAACAAACTAATCGTCATCAATTAATGATGTTCCATGTCCCTGAACAATTACCAAAAGTACCAGAATTAAAACGTGCTGCTATCGAAATGAAACGATCTTATTTCAAGATCTTCGATAGTTATGAAAAATTAGCATTGCTTGATTTCTGGAAATGGTTAGACCCTTATACAAGATCAAAATCCTTCTTTGCTCAATATATTCAAGAAAAAGATTTAGATCGAATCGATTTACTTTGTTTATATGGCAATACGGTCGTCCTACTTAATCTAGGATTGCTGGATAGATGGGTAACCGGAAAAGAGTCGTTAGGTGAAGATGAGGAAGATAATGAATCGCCAGAAGATTTAATCGAAGGTGAAGAGTTAAATATTACTCAATCAACCGCAAGACGTTTCCAAAAGCGTTTCCTCCGTTTCTTAGCAAAAATTGTTGAGAAGGATAAACTGGCTAACAGTTTCATTCCACATCCATTAGAAATCGATGAGAAAGAAACTAAGGATATCCAGGTTATCTATGATACTAACACGGAAGAAACATTAAAAGATGATGACTTCCAAGATCCGGAAGTCCTAGAAGATAAAGGTGATGATACAGTTCTGATCCCACCTAATATCGTAGAGGAGAAACAATCTGAATCTACGCAAGCAAGAACAGAAGCAGAAATTAAGAGCGTTATTAGCGTCAACCAACAGCCGCACGCTGGAGGAACACCAAGCGAAGCTCAGACAATTGTCAAAGCTAACCTCAGTGACCTTAATACCGCTACTTCTGCTCTTAGCCCTACTCATCCTGATCCTATTCAACAGCCTGCAGTAATTAAAGATAACTACACGCCTGTTGAAGTAAACCAATTAGTGGGTATCCAAACTCAGATCCCCGAGAAGGAACTCATTACTAAACCGGTTTCATCATTGGTTGATGTAGGTGCTAAGAAACAAGTCACCCAGTATACAGAAGAACTTGGTTTAACCAAGAAACAAAATGATTTCTGGGAAAAGGCAGCTGAAACATATAAAACATTGAAATCACCTGTTAAAGGTAAAACCTTAGGTGAGTTTATCAATGAGAAAAGAGATATCACTCTAAACCAAGAAGATGCGGAAATTCCTGACATCCCAATGGTAACCGATAAGTCTTTACTTAAATCAACGATCATGAATATGCAACGTGATTATATTAAGAAAGATTTAAAACGTGATATCGCCCGTAATATCGTGGCAATGCAAAAGACGGGTGTATTAGTAAGTAACTATGAAGTAGAAGATACCTCAAACCTTGCTTCTGATACAGAGACCCACGTAATCCAATTTACCCCTGTAGGCGGTTCCCCTTCTACAGTAAGATTGAAATTACCGAAAGTCCATGAAGACGGTACGATCCGACAAGGTGGCGTAAGAACTTATCTTCGTTCCCAACGTCGTGACCGTGTTATCCGTAAGATCGATAGTGATCGTGTTGCATTAACAACTTACTACGGAAAACTTTTCTTAAATCGTTCAGATAAAAAGAAATACAACTTAAACAACTGGGTACTCTCTCAAGTTGATCGTCTGATTAGTGAAGGGACATACACCGATATCCAATACGGTGCAGTAAGAAGTGATATTAAGGATCTTCCTCGTATCATCCAAGCGTTGATGTCTCGTTATCGTGGTTTCCATCACAAGAAACTATTCTACACGATTGACTTTACGAAGGTCACTCAGGATAAAAATGGTATCTTATCATTTGGTAAACATGTTCAGTATAATTCGAAAGACGATACATGGTTGGTGAAAAATAAACCAACTAATGTGAATGAAGTCTTCTCAATGGATTTATTAGAAGCACCAGATGAATACGCCGAAGTGAAAATCTTAGGTGTCTTGATGCCAGTCGGTTTCATCTTAGCACGTGAACTCGGTTTTGCACGTCTAGTTGAAATGTTAAGATTACCTGTTGAGAAATATGAAGCAGGTAAACAAATCGAACGTAACAGTAAACAGCTGATTATCCGATTTGCCGATGAGAAATGGGTATTTGATAAATCGATCATGTCCACCCGTGATAAATTAATTATCGCTGGGATGAACTACTATGCACGTTATTTAAAACAATACAGTGCACTTGATTTCGATACCAAAGAAGTATACGGTGCTATCCTACATGAAGATGGCGTAGCGGTGAGATATGAACGCGAGTTAGATCTTATCCAAGACCTCTTTATCGATGATAGTTCTCGTGAAATGCTCGAATACATGAAAGAACCAACAGAAATGGTGCCACTCTATATAAGAGCAGTAGAACTTCTCTCCACTTCTCACTACGTCGATGAGATCAATATGGATGACATGGTGATTAAAGGATACGAACGTATTGCGGGTGCAGTATACTCTACCTTTGTAAACCACATGCGTCTATTTAAATCTAAGCCTATCACAACCAAACGTCGTTTTGATATGCCACCAAATGATGTCATGATCATGCTCTCTAAAGATCCATCTATGGAGATCATCGATGATATCAACCCAATCCAGAATGTGAAAGAAAAAGAAAACGTCACATTTACAGGTGAAGGTGGTCGTTCTAAACGCTCTATGTCGAAACGTACCCGTACGTATAGCGATAGTGATATGGGTGTGATCTCTGAAGCATCAGTAGATAGTTCGGATATCGGTATCACCACGTTCTTATCTGCAAACCCGAGATTCGATACGAAACTTGGAACAACGAATAAGCATCAAGCTGGTAAGAATCTGGATGCGTCACAACTGTATTCTACACCAGTACTATTATCTCCATTCAGTACCCATGATGACCAGAAGCGAATTTTATTCTCTAATACGCAGGCAAGTCACCGTATCCCAATTCGAGGTGCGATGCCACCTTGCGTAAGAACGGGATATGAAAATGTCCTTGCTCATCGTGTCGATGAAAAGTTTGCTTACGTAGCAAAAGGTGACGGGGTCATTAAGGAGAAAGGACCGAAATACGTTCTTGTTTCTTATAACCAAGATGACCTCGGTGAAGAGATGGTTGAGATTGGTGTAACGATCGCATCATCAAAAGGAAGTTACTTCCGCCATGATATCAAATGTGATCGTGATGTAGGATATAAATTCAAGAAGGGTGAGGTGTTGGTATTTAACCAAGCCTTCTTCCAACGTGATGTATTATGCCCTACTCAGGTGATCTTGTGCGATAAGACGTATGCTAGAGTGATGTTAGTGGAATCAAATGATACTTTTGAAGACTCTTCAGCCGTATCGATGGATTTTGCTAAACAGCTTAAATCATCCGTTGTAAAAGAACGAGTTATCGTTGTAAATGCAACCGATAACTTACGTAACATGGTTAAATTGAATGATGAAGTGGATATCGATGATAGTTTAGTCTTGATTGAAGACCAAGCCTTTAGTGATGCTGGTTATTTCAGTGGAAGTAGTTTAGATATACTTAAACGACTTTCTCAGATTTCACCTAAAGCTAAGTATAAAGGTAGAGTGATTAAGATCGATTGCTTCTACTACTGTGATGAAGATGATCTTTCACCTTCGATTAAAGAAGTAGTGAACCAGATCATGAAATATCGTTTCAGTGGAACGAAGATGAAGTTATCCGATAAACGTCATATGACTGGGCAAATTGATGAACCACTGAAGTTGAAATCACAAGAAGTCCTAGAAGGTCAGGTAGGTATCCGTATCTACATTGAAACTGATCTAGGGTTTTCGAGTGGTGACAAGTTGGTTGTGTGTAATCAGCTTAAATCTGTTACAGGTCGTGTGTTTACTGGTAAGAATGAAACCGAGTCAGGATTACCGATTCACGCTATGTTTGGTTATGCTTCTATCTCGGATCGTATTGTGGGTTCCCCAGAGTTAATCGGAACTACTGCTACACTCTTGCAGTTAGTGACACAACGAGCGTTAGACGCGTACGATAACAAATAACACTTAGAACAAGTTGTTGAAAGACATAGGGGAGGGTTCAACCCTCCCCGCTTTTATGTCGACACTTAGCCGGTCTCTTAAGAGACCACATTCGAATGTAGTAAAAACATTAATCTTAACTGATCAATAAGGTTATAAAACAATGGTAAACAAATTAGAATCCACACGTTACACACTCGCTAACATTATTGAGTTAGTGACTGCTGTAATGTATAAGGTAGAAGGGAATGGTGTAAAGTTACCTGAACCTGCTCCAAATTCAGACGGATGCCCAGATGGTGATTACACTGAACGTTGTATCCAAGAAACAGTTGCACTTGCGATCAAGAATAATCTTGATGTGTGCCCAGTAGAGGAGAACGCATAAGATGTTAACAAGTTACTCAAAACAGTTAGCAGACGATTTAACCGAAGAGTTCTCTCGTCAAGGTACAGCGGTGGTATTTAACCAAGCGGGTACATTCCAAGACTTATTGGGTCGTACGATGCCAGGTCTTATCGAAGAAAACGGTGTTGCGGTTTCATTAGATGCAAATCAACTAAAAGACTACCAACGTCAATCTGGTCACGGTCAACAATTAGAATCGATGGCCGAAATCTACGCTAAACCGTTATTACAACGTTTAGACGTATTACGTAACCAAGTGTTACCTTTCATCGATCGTGTTGCTGCAGGTATCCGTTCGCAATATAATGAAGGTTTCTATAAAGTATCTGATATTCAAGAAATTGAATTCGCTGATATCTATAAAACCAAAACTTTCTTGGATTACATCCAACGTCATGCACCATTAGCTAATTCACAAATCCAAAATGTGACTATCCAATCTGGTTTCATGGATCGTAATGAAGATGACATCGTAGGTCTTTTAAAATCTGGTAATACCTCATTAGATGATGCATTAGTTGATATGATCGCACGTCATCCATCTAACTGGTTAACTGACGTATATACTCGTTATCTTGTAAATGGTAATATTGTCCCAACTGGTTTACGTGCACCACATCAAAGTGAATTAGTTGATGAAATCGTGGTACTATATTTCATCCATGCTTCGTTATTAGCAAACGATGTTATCGATGGCACTGTAAATATCCCATTAGTACAATATCGCAATTACTTATCTGAAACATTTGCTCAGTTAGGTGGTTTATTAAATCGTTACGTGAACCAAATCAACTTAGTTGATCAAGGTGGTCAGGTAGTGGCTTTCAAAGATGAAAACACTAATGTGATCTACGTATATAAAACCAACTACGAAAAATACCTTGAACAAGGTGGTAATGCGGATGCAGTATTAGGTGCAGTAGCATTGGGTTCAGTAGGTAACATCAATGACCTACTTGAAAATACTGAGCGATATGCCAATGAATTCAACCGTGCTTACAATGAACAAATCAATGCAGTAAAAGCGGCTTTCCGTTCAAACTACATCCGTTTGTTCCCACAAGTATTCATCGAAGAACTGAAGAAAGAACCTTCTGATTTCGTAGCTTTATTTGTACAACCTGGTACAGTGATTCCTGAAACAGGGTTCTCTTATAGTGATCTCTCTGGTCGTATCTTAAACTCACTTGCACCAACGCAAGGTTACGACAATATCTATGATTTCACTAAAGCACTGATTTTAGATATCGGTTTATCCCATTACAGCTTAGGTGCATTCTATCGCAAAGTAGAACAACAAATGAAAGCAACCGGTGAAGAAGATCCACAAGTTGCCACTTTCGCTGTAGCGGTAGATGGGTTAGTCAAAGAAATCTTAGCTAACGCAACAGTGAGAACTAAACTAGGGCTATAATTATGGCTAGTTTAAGAAAGTGTAATTGGGCTGGTCAGGTGGTAACACTTGACCATTTCATTCATAATACCACCATTGCACTTGAGTCAGCGATTGAACTTGATACTGACGTTTCTAATGAAGGCATGAGCGATGCATTAAAAAGCTTCGCTCAGAAAACTATCGCATTACTGAAACGATTCCTTGAGAATATTAAGCAAACAATCAAAGCACTTTTTGCCAAACTGGGTGTTGGTGTGACGATCAAAGATCTCATGGATCTACTTGGTGATATCCGTAAGTCACGTGAAATCAACTTCTCTTTCCTTGAGTTGAAGAAACTCACCAAACTTGGTTGGAACGTTGAAGTCACCACAACGGATGGTAAGAAAGCTGAATATACAGCAAAAGATCTTCGTAATGGCTATGATGCTTATGCAACGGCTACTCTACGTATGATCGATTTCTTAAGACATTCAAGAAACATCGAGCTGATGACCGATAAGGGTGTTGCTCAAATGATGTCTTCTGCTATGGATGATACGTATATGCTGTTTGGTTCTAAACCAACTCGATTTGTGTATCACAATAATGAGTTCGGTATCATCCACGATGAAATCGCAGAAAGTAAAACACTGATGCCATTTGCTTACCAAGCTCACATTGCTGAAGATGATATCAATTATCTCATTGAGATCATGAAGCGTTATGAGATCACAGGTCCATCAAGTAAGTTCATCGAACGAAATATTGATCTATCATTGAAGTGTCTTTCTGATATTGAAGATTGGATTGGTGAAAGCTTTTTGAATCGTGACTATCTACGCAACATGAAACGTTTGATCTCTGATGTATTTAAAGTAACGATCAGTGATGTAAGTATCAGTCTTGTTCGTGGTATCCATGGTGTCTACCGTGTTTACTCACAAGCTGTAAGACGTCTCAAGTACAGTGATAAAACAGAATAAAAATAGAGGAGATATCTATCTATGAATTATAACGATATCACCGATGATATCTCCCTATCATCGGTTTTAACTCGTGATCCTAAATATATCTTAGGATTACTAGAAGAAACAAAAGACGATCGAATCATCGTTAAAAAACCGCTTGATGTTATCTATCCGGAAAACTATCTAACGAAGAAACTTGCTAAACTTGACCAAGACTTAACCGTACTTGGTATCGTGGCGTTAGTGGACCCGCAAACTAATAAATACGCTGTATTGTCCATCCCAGGTATGATCACGATTCCGATCACTGAGATGAAACAATTCACTTATCAAGATGATGTTTATCGTGTCCTTTCGTTAGATGCTTACGATACACTAGTCCTTAATACTAACATCGTTAAAGATGAAACATTGGACTACTACATGTATAACTATTTCGTTGAGTTAGCGCGTATTCCGTGGTATCTCAATTACTTGGATATTTTAAATATCTACAGTAAAGATAGTTACTACATCGGTCAGAACTTGATCGATATTCCTCAGGTACTTGAGATGTTACTGGCTAACATTGCACGTGATCCGAAGAATGACAAGTTCATGTATCGTGATAAATTAAAATCCATGGATGATATCAAAACTGATCCACCATCTTGGGTACCACTTCGAAATGTATCTTTAGGTAGTGTGGATACCTATAGTAAGTTAATGGGTTCTTATTTCGAGGAAGGACTCACTTCTGCACTCGCAGATAAGTCTAAGAAAATGACTCGTATCGAAAAAGTATTGAGAAGTTAAGGATAGAGAGATGACCGAATATGAATCGCTCGTAGAGAGCCTCAGAATCGCTTATGGAGACGAGTTCTCTAAAATGGCGACCATCATCAAGGGTAATGAAAATACCCCGCTCTATCATATCTCCTTTGACGACAAGATCAAATCCTTCGTTCCTCGTTTTTCGACTAAACTAGTGAATGGTGAATCAAGAGCGATCCCCCGTACCTCTACCTCATCAAGTATACTAGGTTGTATGCTTGGTTTTGGTGACATCGGACGTGGGTATCTCAATAATGCTTTTGACAGTAAAAGAGATAATACTCTCTATATCTATAAGATGGAGTATGGTCTCGCCGTTAAACCATCAAAAGATCTTGTCCCTGACGTAGATTATACGGATGAACATTGGTTGATTGCAGCCAGTGTCAATACTCGTGAGTATAAAGGTCAGATTACCGGTAAAGGATTCTTATCTAATATTGGTATCGATCTTTTACGCAATGGGTGTATCTATAACTATACTTGGTATTTCAGTTTAGATGAGAAAACGAAGTTCATCAAAGGACTTGATTTAGAACCAGGTTGTTATCGTATTAACTTACTGGATATTGGTGGGTATGATTTTATCCCGAAAGTCGGTGATAATATCAAAGTGGAAAAGATAACGAAAGATGAGTTCCTCTTCCATGAGGGAAGACGAATCGAATCGATCTCTAATAAACGCCTTTATTAAAGAATAAGAAAGTAGGAAATACTCATGAGTCAAATTAAACTCAACTCAGAAGTACTACTTGGTGTGAATAAAGCAGGCACATTGAAACCTGATGCACAAGGCTGGTATGATGTGATTTTGGGTGCATTAGAATACCCAAATAGCTATGGTGCCGTCTATAAGCAAGATCCAGTTCAACAACTCCTAAACGGTGATAGTATTTTTGCTCGCCGTTTACGTAAAGGTTGTTTGATTGGTGAATTAGGTCACCCAATGCCTGAACCTGGTCAGACTCAAGAGCAGTACGTAGCACGTGTGATGCGTATCGATGAAAAATTCGAATCGCACACAATCAAAGAAGTTGTAATCGATACAACTCTTAAAGATGCTAAAGGAAATCGCTATATCGGTATCCGTGGTAAAGTAAAACCATCTGGCCCATATCGCGATGTCTTAATCCAAAAATTTGCAGACCCAGATATGAACGTTTGCTTCTCAGTTCGTAGCTTTACGAAAGACCGTTTCCAAAATGGTCGTTTAGAGAAATATACGACTTCTATTATCACATGGGACTGCGTGGGTGAACCTGGTTTAGAAAAAGCCAATAAATATAATTCACCATCCCTTGAGTCTTATACCGCTACCGTCGATCCAGCCATGTTACGCAACATCGCTGCAATGCCTGTTGGTCTTGGTATGGAATCATCTGGTATCATCGAACAAGCTAAAGAAATCCTTAAAGCTTCAGGTGAACCAATCGAACGCGTTAAAGTATCAATGGAATCCGCCGAGCCTAAATGGCACGCTAAGTGGTAATATAACATAAAGCAGAGGCATCGTAACGATGCCTCTTACTTTTGTCCGAATATCTATTAACCCAGTACGACACCTAATAAAGCTGCGATACCAACCACAGCATATTTAAGTGGTTTAGGGCAACCATCAAAAGGATCATACTCAATTTTTTCTGGGGTCTTCTGGCCAATTGCAATTTTAATGTCACTAATCGATGGATACTCGAGATCTTTAGAACTTAGTTTTGGGTTAGCTTCACTTATTGCGTTAAGATGCTTGTGGATGTACTTCTGCCATTTTTCTGCATCAGGTACTTCATCAAAATAAAATACTGCATTTTTACTGCGTTTCTCTTTTGATTTAGTATGAACATCGATTACATCAGTATTATATTCACGTTGGTTAATATAAACTTCATCGTGATCAATCACAAGAAGATAACCATCTTTTCGAACAACACCATTTACCACATCACTTCCAGCATAAACTGCATTGTTCTTGTTACGATAAAGTAGTTCACCTTTACTAAGTTTAATAATCCACCATTTGTGTTTGCTTGATAATTTTGTACTTGCCATAATTGCGCTCCAATTTTAATGAGTCAGAAAGAAGACCATGGCAGAGACAAGAATCCCTGCCATCATACCGAATAAGAATCCTCTCAACGTAGGAAACTCACCTTTTGCATACGTACTAAGAATGCGATCCACGATATCCGATCTATAGGTATAATGAACACTTCCTGTTATTAGACTAAGATGATGATCCATTAATGTACCCCATACTTCTGGATCTGGTTCTGACTCAATTGAATAAGTCGCGGTTTCAGAGTTCTTATCGATTTTACTGATACCTACGATATCTTTATGATCATCTATAATAATTCTGACATGATAACCAACGGTTAAAAGATATTTGATCCCTTCAGCAACAATAAGAGTATTGTTACCGAGTCTTACGGTATCTCCTTTTCCCAATTGAGTGATTTGACAATCGCGGTTAGTGAAAATACTAATTGCCATTATATTGATTCCTTCTTATTTAGAAACACCAAAGACCGTTATAGTCGTGAGTATAACGTGGTGTTACTGGCAGATCTTCGGTTGTCATTAATAAACAACCAGTAGTCTTGCTCTTATTTCTATCGAGTGCATCCACAAGTCCTTTAATGACAGAAGTAGACAACTCACAACCGAGACTTCTACGAATTACATTTGCCCATTCGTACAGATCAGGTCTACTGGCTATCAGTACAGTTATTTTATCCTCATATCTAGCGTCATCTGGGATTCTTATACTAACACAATCATCCGCCCCATCGTATTTATACCCATCATATTTATCGATGTGTGAGTGAACTGGTCCAGTTATCAGTAGATATCTAGTATCCACACCGCGGTGTTCTCGCCCCTCGTCGTCAATATAAATATCATCAGCTTCAAGTTTAATGATACGGCAATCATTTTGTTGCCATGTAATAGTAGCCATAATAAGCTTCCTTCTGGTTTAGTCAAATGGCTCTGAATCGACCACAGAGCCATTATCATCATTAGTCAATGCGATTCTTCATGTTATACATGAAAATCGTCTTATACGTCGATTGAGGGCTATTTAAAGCCCTTTATTCATCTGAATCGTTTTCTACATCTTCCGAATCATCAGATTGTTCCTCTTCGATGTAGAATTTTTTATCCCACGATTCATATTCCTCACCTTGACCTTTCGTACTCCGTCTAATCGCATCGAGTGTGTCATCTTTATCGGCACGCCAGTCCGCTAAGAACTGAGGTTCGATTAAATCCGGTCTTTCATCTAAAACCATGGAGGTTAACCAACGATTCACACGATACTCACCAAATACTTCAAGTAAGATATAGAAAGGCTCAAGACATGAGAAGATCATTTTACGGGTATTTAAAGCCGGTCTGAATTCTTCAGGGATACCGATGTTTGCCACCACATCCGCTGGAAGAATAACAGAAGCTACTGATTTCTTATCGTGCATCTCCATGAAGTCGATATATTTCTTACGAATGTTTTCATCTTTGATATTATTTAACCAGAGATCTAACGCCGTTCTGTTAGGAAGATTCATTTTAATACGAACCCCAACAAACGGCGGTGCTGGACATTCACCATACTTATCTGCAAATACGTGTTGCCATAACTCGTAATAGAAATACTCACTACTCATTGGATTGACGTAAGCTTCTTTAGCTTTCACCGTACAGCTTGTTAAGAAACGACTATCCCCACGCATAATCGAATGGAAGATGTTCGCTTCTTCTTGAGCAATCTTATCAAAGAGCTGATTAACATGAACCTTCTCACCACGACTGATTGATTCCATAATTCCAACTGCTTCATCATGGAATAACTTAATCAATTCTGGTGGTGCTTTAGAGTTCTTTAATGCTACCCCTTTTAATTCTTCCTCAAGATGTTTTAACGCCATCCCTTCTTGGATACTTGCAATAGAAAGATAGTGTTTAGTCCGGTTAGTTGGCATAAACACATCGAAGTAATACTCGGATTTCATTTTCAGATTGTGAATATATTTCTTCGCCACACCCATCTGACCTGCAGCCATCGCAAGAATATGACGAGTAATCACATTAATCAAATACACGCATAAACAACCTGGTAATTTCGTCTCACTGTTTACCACGATAGTCCCACTATACCACTCTACCCATTGCATTACGGTATACAATACTGAGTCAGTATCTCCACCTAATACACTCTTACGAATAACCGATGGGAATAACGCTGTCTCAGCTGGGATAAATTTATTTACCATAAAGAACTTAAAGTAATCACTGTATTCATATAAGGCATTACGCATGTGTCTTGCATAAGCCCCAATATAACCATAGTAATCTTTATCTTCATGAGTCTTATCTTTAATCCCTTTACCATCCAAGTAATGCGATACTGTAATCGTTACTAAAGGCTCATAGAACTCATCAATCAATTTAAGTTCAGCTTGTGTCTCTTCAAAACTTAACGGTTCTTTATCCTTGAATGCTAAGATTTTATCAAACATTCCACGAACAAAACTATCGTTATATTTCTTAAGATGAAATAAATCACCCATATAAAGATAAATCGTTCTTTCAAGATCCGTCAGTTTCTCAATGAATTCATAAATCTTCTTATCCCAATACTGAGACTTGTAATAAGTATCCGTATTGTATTTCACCATTTCAAATAATTCATCGACGGTGATATAATGAAGATTATATTTATCGATCAATCGTTTCGCTTCATCATAATCGACTTCCGCTAAAACGGTAACGATATTCTCTAACACGATAGGACCACTATAGAAGTGACGTCTACCCATAAAGAAACGTTCAGTCGAAGCGTTCGTAAATGCGGTTGCGGTACGACAAACTGAGGTTAATGTAGAGTGACCACTTCGGTTAGCAAGTGGTGTACTACCAATCGTTAATAAACCCGAGATACTGTTGATGTCTTCTTTAAGTTTATTCTGTTTGTTGTTCTTAGTTACGGCCTCATCCATACGACCATAACTCTTCGCAATCTGAGATTCCTTTTTAGTACGAGCACGCTCGTAGTATTTCACTTCCGTATAACCACTGACTTCACTGACTTGTTCTTCTGTTGGCGCATAACAAGTTAAAGTCGGTGCCATAATAAGGTTGCGTTCTTCAACCTCTTTTAAGAACTCAGTTAATGTACAAGTATCTTTAAAACGGTCACTCATGTCATCACGTCTAAAGATCTTCATGATAGGATCATTAAAATCGATCTTACCTGTTCTAATACCCCAATCCAGAAAGGCTTCTGCTTTGTCTACTGGGATATTACGCATTCTACTTAAATACCAGCCCGTATACTTTTTCCACTGATTCGGTATATCCAGATTACGAACCGTTTTATAGTAATCCGTTGGTTCATATAGAAATTCCATAACTATTCCCTCTATAAATAATGAGTTGAAAATATAAACATGGTTTTCCCTAGGATGATGAAAAAAAAAGAGGTTGGACAAAATAAGAGCTATCCAGAAGGATAGCTCATTGAATTTATTTTCTAAAGATGTAATTGATCCATGTACTTTTGTAGTACTGTTTCATGGAGAGATAAATATCACTTAGGTATTGGTTTGGTTGCAAGCGAGCAAATAAGCATTGTTCGCTATGAGTTACACCAAATTTATTAATGTCGGAAACGTACTTATCAAAGTTTTCACGCATCTTATCCTTGAACTCATCATCATCGGTCTTGCGATTCCATCGATTTGCCCATAGGTCATAAGTGACATTAGAATCTGGACCTACCAACATGAACGGATATTTTCTTTCAAGTAATCCCTGCAACACTTCAGGGTGCGTACTGATCAAGAAGTCGTAATCCTGATAAGCTGGACTACTGATTAGTAAATCAAGTTCATGTAAGTAGTTCTCAGGAAAGTCTGGTTTCTGACTCCATCCGAAACTATCCAAATCAAATACGTTCTTGTACTTATTAACAAGGGTCGATTTACCACACCCACTAAATGCGCAAATAATCATCTTAAAGCCAACCTGGTAATAGTTTATTCGTAACCTGTTTTCCTATCTGCATGATAAGACAAGTGACTGATCGTACTGCCCATACTAAAGCAAAGATACCGCCTACAACAGTATAGACAACGAACATCATCATCACTAACATTAAAGTGAGTGTGCTACCCATTATCTTTGTCCTCGTATTCATCCCAGCGGAATTTCATTCCGCCACGCCATCTTTTCTTGGTTTTCTTCTTTTGTTCATTAAGGTATTTCCCTTTTGCCCACCACGTTGTCATCACAGTGCTCATTAATGCATACTGACCAATTAAAAACAACGTTGCAATGAGAAATAAACTGAAGACTAAACCTGTCATTTCTTTTTCCTTTTCTTTTTCTTATTTCTATGCTTCTTCTTAAGCTTGTGATAGCAGATCGGTGTATCAGGTGGCATAACCCATTTCTTTTTCGAAAAGATATCTAAAATAAAATGAATCACGATTGCGACACACAAACAACAGAAGAGGCAAAATAATGTTACTATTTCGTTATGACTAAACATTTGCGTTAGATCAAAACCCCACAATTAAAAACGAATTAATGTTTGGATCTCATATCAATGATCACGAGACCCACTACAAAAACAATCGTTCCAATGAATGTATAAAATTCAGGTGATTGTAATGTTGACATAAAAATCCTCCAAGATAATAAAGGACTAGATTAAAACTAGTCACCACTACCACGGATGCTTCCTGATTTACCACCAGATGGGAAGTCAACTGGACCAGAAGCACTGAGGCTACCTTTAATAGATTGACTACCGCTAACGTCCATATTACCTTTCACGCTACCGTTACCAGAACCACCATTACCGGTAACCGCCATACCACCCATATTAACTTGACCAATAAGATCAATTGTCGGGCATTTAATCTCAACATTACTACCGACTTCCCACTTAACATTATCTGCTTTCAGGTTGAACGTTTTACATTCAACATTCCACGTCTCGGTTTTCATGTTGATGGTTTTATCTGATTGGATATTGATCACCTGTTTATCCAATTGGATATGAGTACGGTCTTTATTTTGAATATCAATACAGGTTAACGTACTATCGATCTGGATGAAGTTACCATCGCCATCAGAGATAACAAGCTTACCATCCTTACCATTCATCTGAACAGTCCAAGCTGCTTTTTCGCCGTTAGCTTTAGAGGTACGCATCTCCATTAAACCGTTAGCCGTATCTACAGTACGAGTATAACTGTTTTTGATATTTGTTGGTGTTTCTTCCTTAGCGGCTTCTTTTGGTTTAGCAGCATAAGCTTCTACTACCACTTCTTGTACACGTTTATTCATGTGCTGGTTAGTCGGTTTCCAGTAGAAGGTTTCATCACCATTAAAACGATAAAGGTGTACAGTTTCACCTTTCATTAATTGAGGTGGGGTAATGCGGTTACTATCTTCATTCAACCATTTAGCCGTAACAGTAGAACCTGTTTCCACTTTTGACTGATAAGCCTTACCGCGACTATCTACCCCTTTTGTTGTAAACTTTTGCGGGTTTAATTCTAATCGACCACGCATATTTGGTAATTGGTCTTGAGGTGCAACATGCAATAATTCCTCATGCCCTAAGATAGCATTCTCTGCTACCACACCAATTCCCATATAACCTGATTTTTCTTGTTCTTCTGTCATTTCAAAATCACTACTATAGTAGAAAATGTTTTGATTCCTATTTTTACTTTATATAAGGAAACCAAACAATGTTAATCAAAAAACTTATTTTACATCATTGTCATCGCTTGCATCTCTTAGAAGATCAAAGCTTTGAATATGATTTTACCCAGAAACACATGATACTCGATGGGGTCAACGGGGCGGGTAAGTCATCTATCTTTAATGAACTCTCACCATTACCCGCTAACATGGATGATTATCTTGCAGATGGGTATAAGAAGATTGTTATCGAGCATAACAACAGCGAGTACATTTTGACCTCTCAGGGTAAACGACCAGGTAAACATTCTTTCCTAAAAGATGGAGAAGAACTTAATCCTGGTGGTACATTAACCGTTCAATATGAATTAATAGAGAACTTCTTTAATTATACACCTGCTTATCATCGTGTATTACAAGGTAAGCTATTATTTACTGAGATGTCAGCAAAAGAACGTCGAGATTGGTTTGCAGATATCTCTGGGATGGATAGTGATTTCGTGATGAAGTTTTGGGATAAGATCCGTGCTGGACAGCGTGACAATACCGGTGCGTTAAAGAACATCAAAAATAAAATTGCTGAAGCTAATCTTCAGTTACTGGATGATAAAGAAATCGTTGAAGTAGAAGAATGCCTTTCTGATATCATGAAACTCTTTAATGGACTAACCGATCTATTAAAACAATTCCCAAGAAGTGAGGTACCTATTGCACCAGTTGAATATAACGATGATCTTACTCAGCGAGTGAAACATCTTTACTTTAAATACTTAAAAGAAAGTGAAGGGATTGGCGGGATTAATCTTACTGAACGGTACCAGCTTCAAAGTGAATTGCTTGAACAAGACCGTGTTCAGATGAATGAACTTCAGGAACAGCTTGTTAAATTGACTGATGAGAAACATCGTTTCGATTTTAACAGTGAGGATAACATTGAAGAACTCGAACGTCGTTATGATGAATATAGAGCAAGACTCGCCTCATTTGATCAGAATATAATTGATCAGTATAAAGTGATTCTTCAGTATCCTTACTTCAGTCGTGGTGATGGCTTAACGGAAGTGTATCAAACTTATAATAACCAGTTAAGATACGTTGATGATGCATTACTCGCATTCCAACCATTTAGTCTTCCGTATAGACAAGCTAAAGAGCAGGTTAACCATAAAAGTTCTGAACTCATGAAGTTACAGGGTGAACAACAAGGTGTGCAGTTTAAGATTGGCGAGATCGATAAACAACTCCAACACCTCAATCAACATCCTGAAACTCAGTGTCCGAACTGTTATCATCGTTTTAAAGAAGGAAATGTTGATGCGGAAATCCAGCGTTTGAGTCTGGTAAGATCTCAGCTTATCCAGAGAGATAATGAGTTAACTATTAAGATAGATGGACTAACCAAAGAAGTCGAGTTTGAACAGGCTAACCTCAAGAACTACGAGATGATCTTGTTAACAGTGACTTCAGATGAGCATGGACTCAGCGAATATCTTAAAGCCACTATGACTAACGATGGAAGTCTCGGCACATTGATGAGATTGATTCATGATAATCCAAAAGCTTATCTTGGCGCATTCCAGCAACAGATTGCGAAGATACCAACTTATATTGAAGCAGGTAAAGTCTTAACGGAACTTGAAGGATTAGCAGCATTGATTCAGAAAGGGAAAGCGCAAGCTTCACCTGAGTATATCCAATTAGTGGGTCGTATCGAACAGTTAACTCAGTTACATGATGAAGCTTCATTTCGATATCATAAACGACGCACACTAATTGAGAAGATTTATAATGCAATTGAACTGCAACGTAAATTTACTGAACAATTAGATCGAGTTAATCAACTTGTTGAGAATCAATCTAACTTCATTAAGGATGAAACGACTAAACTCTTTCATCAAGAAGTGAGTGAAGTCTTAACGAAGTTGAAGTCAGAGATTGATGAGTGTAATGACCGTATCCAACATCAAGCGGGTATTAAGTTTGTAATTCGTTCACATGAGGAAAATAGAAGTGGGATTGAGAAGTCAATTGATCTCCATACCCAGTTGATGCAGATACTTGATCCGAAAACAGGACTCATTGCAAAATCAGTGATTGGGTTTATTCGTCATTTCGTTAAAGAGATGAATAACCTGATGAGTCAAGTCTGGACGTATCCAATTATTATCGATATTGAATCAGAAGATGATTTCACGAAGAAATATCTTTTCCCAGTGGTAATCGGTGAAGATGCGATTAGACGAGATGATGTTTATGAAACCTCACTTGGTCAAACAGAGTTAATCAACTTTATCTTCCGCGTTACCTTAGTGAAGTATTTGAAGTTAGAGAACTACCCACTTTATCTTGATGAGGTTGGCGGACACCTTTCAGTACAACATCGTAATCGATTATACAACTTGATTAAACGAATGGTTGATCATCATTACTTCTCACAGGTCTTTATGGTTACTCACCTTCAAGATGTGAAAGTAATTATGGAACCTGCAGAAACGATATTATTGAAATAATTAAGATATGTCAAAATCACGATTTTGATAATTTCATAACTTTTTTCCGATAATATGATGAAATGACAGTTTTCTTTATTGTTGCGAAAATAAAAAAGAAAACGACAAATATGGAGGGTACCTTTCGGTACCCTCTTATTAAGCCGAATGATTCGGCTCTTTCGGAACGTAGCCTTCCGGACGACGTCCTTCTGCTATATCCTCATATCGACCACGACCTAGATGTTCGTACCCATCTGGGTTAGCCATCTCAGCTTCAGTCACACCTGGCGTCACATCCATTTGCACTTCATCTTCCAGCAATCCATCGACTTCATTTGTTGAGTTAGTATAGACTGCATCAACAGTGACAGCACGACGACCATCTTCAAATTCAAGTTTTACTGTCATCGTTACCTTCGTTGCACCTAATGCTTGAGTGAACTTCTGGAATACGGCTATCGTTGCATTATCGCCTGCGATCTCTTTATTGAGATTACCGCGATGTGTTGCAATGCGAGATAACAATTTCTTCTGATTGTGATCGCCTGTATATTTCTTCGCACCAAACTTACGTTTTAACCAACGCTCACTGACCATGAACCAGTTTAAATAACTTAGGTTCATTTTCATCATGATCATACGGATCATGTAAGTTAAGATATTCTTACTCTCACCAATGCGGTAAGTTGGATCGCGGAATAGCGACATCAAATCGCTTTCTTTCTGATTAGACATGTTATCGCCTCCTATTTGCTATACTTGATAGATTCAAAACGACCCACACGGAATTCTGCCACACGGGTAATAGTGATCAACATCGGATTGATGAGATTAACTAAACGACCCACGAGTTTATTCGTGTTATTATAAGCCAACTCTTTATCTTCACAGGTTAATAAAGAATTAGCATGACTACGCATGAAGTTATTGGCAGCCACCCATAATAAACGTAATGCATGACGAAATGCGAAACGACCTTCCGTCACGAAATAATCTTCAGCATGTACTTTGATTTCTTTCGGTAATGCACGAAAGTCACTTGTCATGATACGTCCACCTTTCTTGATAATATCAATCAAATGAATGAATTCAGATAACTGATCATAGATCGCATTGAAACGAGTAATGAGCTCGTAGTTCGTTTCAGTGTATAAGACCGTATCCAATTCCTTATTATCACAGTCGATATAATCATACATCAAGTTGATGATATCGCACATGAGAACCAATTCCTCATATCCGTTGATATCAGGACGGTTCAACTTTTTCAATAATCGATTAAGTCTAAACTTAAAAAGTTGAGTACTTAACCAAGTTGGTTTTTCCATGATTTCCTCCCATAGGAAACTTACTCTATTCTATTAATAGAACCCTTACATTTGTGCATAATACTAATACCATGTATAAGTATAGATTAATGAGCACATAATAAGGAACGACTTTGCAAAGTGAAGAAACGGGATTTATGTCATTTCTTCATGTAGATAATATAGGGTTATAAATACCTATAGAATAAGATAGTAGAACTTAGAACGTGTACTTTATTCAAGATAGAATAAAAATTAAAATGGAGTGAAAGAATAAAATCATGGCACGCGAATTAACCTCAGACATGATCAATGAAGATGTGACTGAACTACAGACGAAAGATATCCCTTCTCGTCTTGAGATGATTCAGAAACGTCGACTCAAATACATGGAGAAGATTGAACGTAAAGGTGATGATTGGTTAGCGGATGAAGGCTTATCGATTACCTATATGCAACTTCTCAATGGCTTTGAGAAACAAGAGCTGTATAAACACAAATCAGCTCAAGATAAAGAAGAGGGCGATAAAGATCGTAAAGCTTACGAACAAGCCGCAGAAACCTTCCGTCTTCTTAGACAACAACGCCGTGATGATATCGCTAACGGAAACCCAATCATCGATAACCCACCTGCTCCACCAAGATACAATGAAAACTTGGCGGCTCAGTTTGGGACTGATGATATCGCTGCTCAATACGATAGTTATAAAGAGCAGGATTGGAAAGATTTCCATAAAGATATTATCCGTGCAGGTAAAGACCCACGTCACATGATCGATGATGATGGTAACATCGTTGAAATCGTTGATGACGAATAATGGGAACACAAATCGAGGGTACTCTAGAGTACCCTCTTAATTTTGTTGCTATTTTAAATTCGCAGCCGTTGTTTTAATGCAGATGTAGAATTCATCTACTAACGCTAACACCACACTATAAAGTGTAACGTATTGAGCTGTTAAGTATAACACTTCTGAAATGTATTCAGATTGTTTCTTGTTCAATACGTATTTGCTATCTGGTTTATTAATTCCATCGGCAATTAAGTTAGCACGATCACGAATCAACTGAGTAGATTTTTGAACTGTTTCAGGCAATAACAACTGAGTATTTGCTGATACTTGTTGCATTACTTTACGGAACTGTTCCACATCACCATTGTTATTAAATGCACGGCCGAAATAAACTTTCTCAGTAGTCGCACCAGAGAAGATACGTTTCATCTGAGTTTTAATCGTATCGTAATCTTTTTCTTGATACTTAGGTTTAAAACCAATAGAAGAAAGATTATCTGGTTTATTGATTGCACGACCTAAGTACTCAGCAATTGGTGCTAACAGATCACGATCAATACTGCTTACAACCGCCGTAACATCATTTAACCAATTCGCATAAGTTAGCCAATCCACACCTAACTGATGAGGTTGATAAACTTTAGCCACTTTACTAATCGCAAAGTATTGGCGACCTGATACGTAACGAGATAATTTACTTAACCCATTATCATCCACACCAACAAAATCTTCTTTGATCTTTTGACCTAACTCAGATAACTTATCTGCGGCTTCACCAAGTTTATTGGTAAATGATTTAAAGAAATCAGAAACAGAGTTCATGAAGTCTGTACCTGGCATCCATTGAGTAAAAGCTTCTACTGCAACCGCTTCTACTTCACTTTTACCACTATCACGGTTTACTTGGATAGGATAAAGGATAGGGCTGGTTTTACGGATACTTTCTAAATCACCTTCAACACGTGTTAAAGTAGACGTCACTTCTGGTTGTTCCACTTCTTCCGTTACGGTTGTTTCTTCAGGTGCTTCTTTATTCTCTTCTACGGTGCTTTCTGGTTCATCAGAATTCACATCTACTACATCAGCAGGTTTTTCTGCTTCCTCAGCATTTGTACCTTGAGGTTCTCTGACCTCTTCAGGATTTCCCTGCTCTTCATTAATGATAGCAGGTTCATTAACAATTTCAACTGTCATATCTCAATAACTACCTTATTATTTTAGTACTAAAAATAAACACCACCCAATAACTCGTCAGTTTAAAATAGGATGATGCTAGTAAAGGATATCTGTCAGATTTATCCTTACCATACCCTTACTGGCTCACCAAAAGTTCTGTGATTACCCAAAATAGATAGTAACCTTGCTGTCTATATGTAACAAACTCAAACTTATTTTTATAAGACTCGTTTTATGGAGACTTTTTATTATGGCTTTTAAACCAATGACGATGAACGAGTTCATCGATACAGCACCCCCGCTTCGTCCACTATTAAACGTATCACCTATTTTTGATGTGATCACAGGTAACTGGGAAAATGGTCAGAATGGTGCCAAGATCTTAAATGGTGGGATAATGCCTTTCATCGCATTCATTGGTGAAGGGAACACCTTTAAATCTACGATCATGAACAGTGTCATGATTCGCGTATTAGCACGTCATCCAGCGATGACACTTTCGACCTATGAGACAGAAGGCTCGTTTTCTATCTCTCGTATGGTACAACTAGCAAGCCCATATCCAGATCTTGCTAAAGAGGATTTCTATACGAATGAATCACGTTACTCTTTAACCACTTCAACTGATATGGATGGTGAGGATTGGTTTAATGGCGTGAAGAAATTCGCCCAGATGAAATTAAAAGAGAAATCACAAATTGGTACCACGCCATTTATTGATGCCTCTAAACATGATGGTAAGACATTATTAACCATGCCTTACCCAACAGGGATTTGTCTTGACTCCATGAGTGAGTTCCGTACCGGTGCTTCTCGTGAGAAAATGGATAAAAACAAAATCGATGACAAAGAGGTCAACGATTACTTCATGCGTGCAGGTCTTGAAAAATCTCGTATGATTACAGAGATCCCTCAATTCGTAGGTCGTGCAGGTATTTTCCTTGCAACCACAGCTCACGTCGATGACACGATTAATATGACCAATAAACCAGAACGTAAGAAATTAACATACATGCGTCAGGGTCAAGATATTAAACGTGTACCGAAGAACTTCTCGTTCTTAACGAACCACTGTTGGGAGATTATTAAATCTGCCCCTTATTATAACAGTGATCGTACGGGTCCTTACTACCCATCAAAAGAACACGGTAGTACGGATGGTAAAACCGATTTAATGCAAGTGACCTTCCATGGTCTACGTAATAAATCTGGTCTATCAGGTATCCCAATGCAACTTATCGTTTCACAATCCCAAGGTGTACTCTGGAATCTTTCTCATTACGATATTATCGCGTCTCGTGAAGGATTAGGTGTGACACGTAAAGGCCATAGTGCAACGGTTGACTTCTATCCGGATAAAGTCTTAATGCGTACCACGGTGCGTGATATCTTAGATGAAGATGAGAAACTAGCTCGTGCTGTTGAACTTTCATGTGAGATCGCACTCATGTACATGTACAAGGATAGTATCGACAACAAATATCGCATGACCTTCGAAGAGATCAAGCAAAATGTTATCGATAAAGGTTATGATTGGGATAAGGTACTTGATACTCGTGGATACTGGTTGTATATCGAAGAAGAAAAAGAACTGAATGCGAAACCGTATTTAAGTGGATTTGACTTACTTCGTGTGGCAACAGGTGAGTATAAACCGACATTCTTATCGAAATAAAAGAGATGAATAGAGAAGATAGTAAGGGTAGCCGCAAAACTACCCTTACTTATAAAGAATTTAAATGCAGTTTGTTTCATTGCTATATTTCGAAATAATTTTAGAATTAATAATTAAAACATTTTGGATTTATATGACTATGAAGCAAATAATCGATCATGTTGTCGATACAATCGAAGATAGACAAGAAGGATTATCGGATAATCTCTTCCCAAACTATATCGTTGATTATATCGGAACACTTGAATCAGACCAAGCCCAAATTCGCTATATCTACGAATACCTTGGTTATGGTGGTAATCCACCAGCAAACTTAAATGAACTATTAACTTTATTGAAAGAGGATTTCTTACCCTTTCTTGGTTTCTAGTTTATTCAACATTTAAAACGAAACAATTAGAAAGGATAATGAGAATCATGGAACACGAACCGATTTCTTATCTCAATGCTTACTTGGCACTCCCAAGTAAATTTATTGAAAATGGTTACTATCATGCAGTGAAAGAAGGTGTCCTAAGTGTCATCAAAGGTAAAGCAGAAAAAGATCCACAGCGATTAACACTTTCCTATGGAAGTGAAGATAAAGAAGCACAAGCTTTAGCTGTAGAAATTAAAAAGCTTTATCCTGATATCACGATCAAAGGACTTGAACCTAATTTTGTTAAGCATAAACGGAAAGCGTATATTAAACGTAACCAGAATGCTTGGCTTCGTGCGACCCACGTGATCATTATCCGTGAACAACGTGAAACCCTAACTCAGCGTTTCTTTATCGAAAAAGCGGAAGAAGGCAACACGAAGTTCGTCATGACACTTTGCCTAAATGAAGAGGATAAATCAGATGAGCAACCGCCAAGCTTTCATCCAAACAGCGGTGAAGATGTTAAAGGAAATTGATCCTAAAAACAAATCAATCGATATCTGGGCTGATACAGTAAGTAAAATGACCAAAGCCCAGTTTGAAGATTACATCGAACGCTTAAGAAATGGCGCTTCTGAAACCCCTGATCTTGATAAACCACGTGAGTTAATTCCTTTGGTTGTTCCCACTTTAGATGATAACCGTATTACCGTAAAACGTAATCTAGCTATTGCGAAGAAATGGGGGCACAACTTCTTTGAACGTTGTTACATCACTGACGGTAAAACCAGTCAGACAATGTTAACCAATGTCCCTTACGGTACTTTCTTAATGCCGATCGTCAGACAGGCGCAGACATTAGAGAAAGGGATCGCTTATGAGAAAGACGGAAGTAAACTCGATGATCGTACTAACCAGATCGCCGATCACCAGAAAGGTTCATCCTTCTCTGCTCCGGAAGTACAAGCGTTACTCTCCCAAGGTCAAGAGAAAACCGTCATGGAATTTATGAAGTTCCGTGGTGGGGATTCAAAAGCCTACCAAGCCATGTATAAAGGTTTATTAGAAACTGGTGAATTCGAAATGAGTTCATACCAAGACAGCTCTCGAGTTAAATCGGCAGATGTCGCCGGTATCTACTTGAAAGCATGTCATATCGATAACGATATTTAATGAAAGGAACATGCTACCATGATCAATGACGAAACAGGTCAACCTTTAACACCCAGTCACTATACTGAAATCGCTGACTTCTTAAATCAGCGTCTACGTGATAAGATCCGTGAACTGTCAATTTACTTTTTACAAGCTAACGCTAATCGTACTGAGCGAAATGGTTTTGGTGAATTAAAACAAGGTAAATCAGTTCGTGAGCAGATCTTAGATCTTACTTGGTTATCTAACCAACTTTACTTATCTAATCTTACGACACCTTCTGGTTTACGCCAGGTATTAGTTTTACTTGAACAAAAAGAAAAAGAACGTACTCGTCTTGATTTCATTATTAAGATCACGACTGAACTACGTCTTTATCTTGGCCAGCAAGGGTTTATCGATTTAGTCACTGAATTAACTAGATCTATGAACCTTGGTCCAACGGATGGTGGATTAAAATCGAAATCCGTAATGAGTCAGTTAAACCGTGAGATTAATACGGTGGATGCAGAAACTCTCGTGGCTAACCCATGGATCGTACCAATCATCATTTATGGTTTAGACAGCCGTACAGCAACGACTATCCATGCAGAAGCAAATAAGATTGAAGAACTAATCGAAGGACAATAATCGAATGGCATTATCAGAAAGACATTTACTTGTTGATATTGATATGCTGTTTGATGTGCGTTATGCTGAACTATCACACTTTGCACCAGAGGCAGGTGTGGTATTACTACATGAAGGGAAGTATTTCGATAGAGAGCGCGATAGCGTGCTTTATTCGACCGCTAAGGTAGATAACGAGACTTGGTGGGGGACTTATAAGGATAGATTCATTTCGTTGCTTAAAGACTCTCCTATTACGTTTTTAATGCACAATATCTATCCTTTAACCAATGACTATCTTGAAGATAACCATCCAGGACAAGCTGTAGTGAAAAAACTCACGATCAATGTGCCATATGGTCGTCTTGATAATGAAAGTTATTATGAGTTAAAAGAAGCCCTCTCTGAGCATTTCATGGGCTACTTTGAATCAATCAATATCCTTCATATGCCTCATGAGAAACTTGATCTTCAGTACATCAGTAAGTACTATAGCGATTACTTCTGTTATCGTTGGTATGATTGGATGAAACTTCATTATGAAACGTTAGATAAAGGATTGCGTCCCTCATTCAGAATGTGGTGGCCACGCATGTTATCGGATGTGGAATTTGAGGCTACAGATAGAAGAGCAAAAGAGTTCATTAAACAAACGGATGTTTATGAGTTTTTCTTATATCTCCATTTACCCGCTTTCGAGATTCATTGGCTGGATAGATTTCAGACATGTTTCTACGTAGAATCAGAACAGCAACAAAAACAAGAGGCATCGGAATGATGCCTCTGCTTATGTCCGAATGATTTTATTCTGGGATCGTTAAACCAGATGAAGTGATCTTATTCTCAAGCACTTTGATACGTCTTTGAAGACTGGTAATCAATCTTTCATTGTTTGCGTCTTTCGTCTGAAGCTGACCATGTTTCTCTTTGAGTTTATCGTATTCACGTTTCTTCTCTTCGAGTGCACGTTGATTAGCTACACTGTTATCAGTTAGTGCTTTTTCACCTGAAGCTAATTGTTGCTGTAATGCAAGACAATAAGCTTGTAGGTTACCGTAATCTTCAGTCATCTTTTGAAGTTGACCATAAGTCGTAGACGTATCACGTACACCACTTAAACGACTTTTCTCTTCACGAGTACGTTCAGTCGGAGTAAGGTCATCACTCTTAAGTGGGGCGATATGAGTAAGCACAGTAGGCTTACGGCCTAATGCACCTTCTACCGCATCACTGACTTTAGGAATAAGATGCGCAACATCCGTATTCCCCGGTAATGTCCCAAGATCACAACTTAAGATAAAGCGTTTAAAGACATCCCCACTGACATCAGGATATTTTTCGATGTAAGTATCGGGGACGTAGATACGTTCACCATCACTACCCAATAAAGTCACGATAGAAGCATAAACTTTACTGTCTGCTTCATAAGCATCTTTATTAAGTTCACGTGGCATGTAGTATGATTCATAGACGTTTACGCCTTGAAGCTGAAGCATACTAAAGCTACGGATTTCTTTACAGCTATATATCTTACCTGGTTTGGCTACAAAGGGAGCACGAAGCCCCCAATGTCCAGAAACACCATAAGGAGGGGTCATCTTAGATGCCATCGTTTATCTCCTTGGATTATTCAGATGCTTCTTCAGTTACCGCTGCACGACGGTTACGAACCAACGCTTCACTGGTTCCTTTTAACTTACCGCTTGTGTAGTTATGACGAGCCACACAAAGGAACTGGATGTTCTCATACATCACAGACGCATAAAGAACACCGTTACGGGTTACTTTAGTTAAGTTAAGACCTGTATCGGTATCTGGTTCAATGTTTTCTGCTGCTAATAATAACTCATTAAGTTTAAGTACCATTAACTGATGTTGTTTATCCATGCGGTTGAAATCATCCGTACGAGAACCAATTAACGCATATTGAGGATACTTCTCATAGAAGCTGATTGGTGCTAAACGGTTCATGGCGTTACCGCAGATCAATAACCCAATTGATTTATATAGACAAGAACTGATTTCAAGGTTAGCTTTTAAGTGTGCTTCCTCGTAACCTTTCATGGCTTCTTTAGCAAATGGGATCGCATCTTTATAACGAATAGTTGGACTGTACATGGATGCAATAGTACGGAAACCCGGTACAGAAGACATCGTCCAGATTGGAGCGATCACGTATTCAGTAGGTACGAATAGATCCGGGAAGATTTTCTCCCATTCTGCACGAGATTTCTTACTGTTCGCTAGGATGTATTTTACTAGCTCATCTTTAATGATATCTAAGTTCTCACCGATACCACCGTAAATAAGAACAGTCCAAGGAATACTGATCCCTTCACCTGTCACGTCACCTTTCCATTGGTAGTTATAGGTTTTAAGTAATGTAAACGGACTATCTTCACGTAAGCGGTTTACTTTATCGTGTAATGTCTCAAGATTGAGTTCATTACGGATACGTTGAACACTGTTTACATCTAAGAAGAAATCATCCAAGTTATCTACAATTGGAATGATCTTGATTTCGTAATATGGATACTGCGTTTTGAAAGCTGGATCAGAGAACCAGATCTTAATTAAGCTATCGCTGTAAGTTGCGGTATCAACAAGTTTAAATTCAATAAACTGAGGTAAGTAAATACCTTTAACAGTAACCACACGACCTAGGTTAACATCTTTAATATATTGCTGGAATTCAGCAACGATCGCTTGCTTATTGGTCACGTTATTTTGAGAAATAGTACGATCATTAGCTTTGGTTTCAAGCCATTTCCCTAATCGTATGCAGAGATCTCGTACGGCCAGTGGGACTTCGATATCTGCTGTATCATCCGTTTTAGAACGGAATGAAACGAGGCGAACACCTGGTGCATCGTCTTTTGTATAATAACCTAAGTCGGTTGCATAGGTACGCCCTAAAGCGGAGAGTTCTCCCAGTGGAGAATCTTTATGACGGGTGTTGTCAATGAAATCATTGAGTGTCATAAAGGCATGTAATGAATATTTCATAAAGGGTAATTACTCCTTGACAATTATTACGTAATAATAGTATACTGTACTAGATCCACAAAAGGACTATAACGATTATAATTAAACAGAGGAACTTAAATCAATTATGATGATTTTTAACATCTTCCGATTATTCCGTTTCTTCTGGCCTTTTGTGGCTGATGTGTTCAAAAATTCTGAGGAAGAGCGACGTGTTATGATTGCGCGCATTTGTTTGATTGCAGGTATTGCAATCGCGGGTTCATGGTTCTATATCAACGACAAACTCGATGATATCGATAGCCTTCGTGCTGATAACTCACAACTAAGAGTGGCATTACAGCAAGCTGAAACCGAGAAGTCAAAATACTTAGATCAATTTAACGATGCTAAAAGTGTTTTAAAAACCTGCCAATTCCACGCCGATAAACTCGAGACAGACCGGACCCAACTCGAAACGAAAATTCATGATCTCAAAGAAGAGATTCAAGAATTAACCCAGAGTATGCGTCAAAATGAACATAGCCTGCCAACCAATCCGCCGGTACAACCTGAGCAAAAGGTAGAAAAGAAACCTGTTACTAAGCCAAAACCGGTTGAGCAGAAGAAAACGGAAAAACGCGATCGTCTCTCGGAGTTGCAATGAAAAGATCTCTCTCAAGACTCGGAATGATCATGCTAGCGTTAGGGATTCTTACAACGACTGGATGTCAACAATTTGATGGTCCTTACATTAGTTTTCCATCGTCATCACGTGCGCATGATTTTCCACCCCCACCCCCACCTGAAATCCGTCGCTTCGATTTTGCGAAGATGGATAAACGGTCTCGTGAGGTAGTCATCAATGACATGCTATCGTACCACGAGTTGTATGATCAATACCTAAAAGGGGTGGTTGAAACCTATTTACACACGAACTATTCGTCAATTCGGGATCGCATGTCAGCGTGTAGACCGAAATCATTTATCAAGAAGGTTAAAATCCCACCTGAACTTCGCATTAAAGATGATGGGAAGTTTACGGATGATGAAATCATCTTGATGTTGACAAGACACATTCGTGTGCTTAAGGATAGAATTAGTGAGCATAACGATAGAGTCGATGAGTTAATCAAAGACTATACTCGTGATTGCTTGCCACCGGAGCGTGGTTTCACTGGACACTAATCTAAGGACGTCAGGTTACCACGTAAAGCATTAACGATGTAACGAAAGTAAGAACACTTATATCAGAATGCTCATTATCTTAACCCAACATTTGTGAAGGATCTCAAATGAAGGATTTAGATGATTATGAGCACGAAAAAAGAAACGAAAGAGATTGAACCGATTATTGTCTCTGCTGTCCTTTATACCGATGGCAGTGCGAACCCGAACCCCGGTTATGGCGGTTGGGGTATTCATGGTTATACTTATGATGCAAGTAAACCGATTGAATTAAAAGCTCAGAAGAAGAATCTGATTACTCAATATGGGTATAAGGATTTGAAGTTTGTCCAACGTGATGATTTATCGGTCTATAAAAAGATTGATGAATTTAATGGGTTTGGTACAGCTGTTCCACGTATTACGGATAACGTAACCATGGAGCTGACTGCATTAGAAAAAGGCATGGACTTTGCGTTGAAAGAAAACTTTGATAAAGTCACCATTTTAACGGACAGTCAAGTCTCAATTAATGCATTAACAAACTGGTATAACACGTGGGTTAATAATGGCTGGGTGAATTCAAAAGGTGAGCCTGTTAAGATTAAAGCCGATATTCAACGGATCTATCCTAAATACGAGCAACTAGCAGCTAAGGCTGATGACTTTAAACTGCTATTCGTAAAAGGCCATAGTGGTGATTATGGAAATGATCTGGTTGATGCTTTAGCCAATAAGGGTAGCACTATGAAACAGTACGGTAAGTCTCATGAAGAGCTTATTTACAAATCAGGAATAGAAAAAGTGAAAGTCGATTATCATGACCTATTTTCACGAAATCGCTGGTACTTTATTGGCGGACAAGGTGGTGGTCAATTAAACAACATTATTGACGATTACCATTGGTATTATTTGGGTGCGCTAGGTCACGGTAAATCAGATGAAGACTTTGGGATGAACCAACCAGATGGGTTCATGTCAATCGTTATCCTGAAAGAACCTGAACCTGTCATCGAAAAAGTTCAGAAAGCGTATAATGAAATTTGTAAACATGATTATTCATTTGTAGTTGCAGGTCGTTTAGATAATCTCTTAACGCCTGAGATCTATCAGGATATCATGAGCGATAAAGTAGAGTTGATTTGCGAAGATAAGATGGAGAAGACATTATTGCTTCCGAATCGTAAAATCTTAGCGAAAGAATATAACCCTGCTCATCTTTCATTTGCGCAGATGGTGAAGTATGATTACCCAATGAAGTTACTTCGTAATTATTTGGGTACAACTGAAACCGTCAAGTTAACGAAGACCGATATCACTGATGAGCTTATCGAGAAGCAACCCGGTAAGAAAGAAGGTGAAGTGAAGTATGCGGTAGACAGTCACGTGCTTAAGAATAACTGCTTAAGAACTCACGTTGACTATTATAATAAAGCAGAAAAACAAATAGTCAAACTCCCAATTACGTTAACACTGAAAACAGATTTACCTGATAAACCTCATCTTCAGAAATTGATTCGTAACCATGGTGGTAAAATTAAATTCACGATAGTTACCCATCACTTATCTGATCTTGCGGTAGGCTATGCATTGATTGCTGATTTAGGTGATGATGCAAAAGCCATTTGGGTATCTTCTACGATGACTTCGGTGATTCTTCGTAAGTAAGATCTATCATTATCTCGTCTCTTGATATAAATGGTATGCTTAACTTTCGATAAACCAATAGGCCAACGCTTATGTCATCAGTATTTACGAGACTACTGGGACGGATCACCAATTATCTCGTCCCTGATACAATCAAAAGAATGATCGTCTTAACGTCGCTAACTAATGGTGGAGAACAAGTTCCAGAACCTGAACTCAATCGTCAGCTAGATGACTTCCGTAATTACTTCAACTTATCGAGTAGTAAAAACAGTATGAAGTTTGCGGTAGAAGTCGGTCACTTCTTATGGAAAGATATACGTGGTAAATGGCAAGAAACTTACGATAATCAGCGTTTACTCGCAAAAGAAATTTACGAGTTATGCCCTTTATCTCTCCGTTACGGAAATGAGGAGAAGATGCAAAAGGATATTGTAGCAGTTTTAGATTACCTACGTAAATATCATCCACAGGCGGCGCAAGCTTAATGTGTAAGTCAAATAAGAATAAGAGGTCACTTATAGTGAGTGGCCTCTTGTTTTTGTTCGAAAAAAAAAGATACAAAAATAAAAGGTTACCATCCTGGTAACCTTTATGTTAGTTAGGCAAAGAAATTGCCTTTGTAGTATCTGGCATAGGCCAAGCGGTATAAGTATTCGCCTAGTTCCCATCTTTCGCCGATACGACGTTTCGCATTAGCGGCCAAGATGTTTTCCTTCCAGAATGGATTTTGCACCCATTCTATAACGCGTTGATCCATATTGAATCTCCTCGTATTTTAGAAAGTATTATATTACCCGACTTAAATCTTATTTAAATCGGAGTCCTGAGAAATCTGTGGTTTCTCATCACTTAAATAATATATACTTATAAATTCGATAGAAGACGTTAACGAAAGAAAATAAAAATGTCTGACTAACAGGGGCTACTTTTGTAGCCCCGATATTAATTATGCGAAGAAGTTACCAGAGTGATATCTGGCATAAGTTAGGTGGTAGAAATACTCGCCTAATTCCCAACGCTCACCTCTTTGGCGATATGCCATGGCAGCGTGTATTAAACCAAAAAGAAAAGAGCGTTTAAATATAGGGGCTACTTACGTAGCCCCTTTCTTATGTTGTTAGTGCGGCAGCACTTCTTCTTTCATATCTAATGGAAGGAAGAAAGAATCCGCCAATGCAAGGTAGAATCGCATCAGTGCATGCGCACTACGGAACTGCGGTGAACGATCTACTGTAGCTGCAGCATCCATGCTCTTCATGATAAGACTAAGATCTTCATGGCTGAATATCGATTGAACATCACCATAATCTTCACCCATATTGGCGAGTGTGATCAAACTCGCATCTGGATCAATAATTACATCATGCGTGTTTTTACCATTATGATCATTGATCTCAATGGTAACAGTGGTTTTACCGTCATTATCGCCAGATGTTTTAACATCCGTAATCTTGATCTTATTGGTCGTATTAAAAGCACGTGATGCCGATAGTACAGCAGAGCGTTCTACCATATCAGTCAGAACTGGAGCTAACTCAGGTTTCTCTAATAACGCCAATCCCATCTCTGGTTGAGTCCAGGTTCTCTCCCCTTCCTCACACTCAGCATTATCTTCAATGTGGAACCCCAATTCATCACCACATTCATAATCCATGAGCATGGTGTAGTCCGTGTTTTCAGGGATATATTTCGATCCCTGTACGTTTAGTAATTCAATAATCATTCCAATTCACTCCTATAGTAAATTATAATAAATCTTTTGGAGCGCCAGTATAACCTAGGTCAGCTTGGCATTTAGCTGTTTTGCTAGCAGGACAGCTCCAATATGAAGTATCTTGTTTGCTAGTGCGTCCACCATTTTTATCGGTGTTTGCATAAGCTTGCCAGAAGTAACCTTCAATTGTGGTAGGCTCACCTTTAGTTAAGGATTTTGCAGCACGATCCTTAATCATGAGGTCAAGGTATTTTGGTGACGCTGGAGTATACCATACCCAGTAATCAATCCCATCTTTGTTAGTTACGCCAACTTTAACTGCGGTTAAAGCAAGTCCATTACAGAACCCACCTTGCTCATAGTTAGTCGCACAAACTTGTGCTTTCACTGGGCCTACTTCAGGTGGTAATGTTTTCCCCTGAGGTGCACGTACCGCAATGTAACTACCAGTTTCAGTTTTGAATGAACCTTCTGGATCATTCGTTGAATCTTTGAAATGGGTATTTACTGTGTTGGTATTTGCATCTGGCATAGCGACACGTAGGTCATCATTCCAGAAGCCTGTTGTGTTTTCAGGGAATAGAACTTCTTTAGTCCATTCACCTTTTGCAGTTGCGTTTAATGATACTGCTGCTAATGTTACTACTAATAATGTTTTTAAAGTTTTCATGATAAATCTCCTATAGATTTTTGGATTGAATAAGAGGTAGCATAAGCTACCTCAGTTTGTGATTGAATTAAATTTAGATTTCTTTCAAGATGCGGCGCATCTCAAGATCAAATGGTACATCTGATTCTAAACCATCGTGGTAGAAGAATGCACCAGTGATTAATGCTTCACGGCCATCGGCGTAAGCATGGATGTGACCCATCTTACCATCTTTCTCCATTGAGATGATGAATAGTGCATTACGACCATCTTTGAGTTTAGCGTGGATTGCAAATGCATTATGCACCAACCAGCGTACTTCTTTCGGTTTAGCACATTTGCTTGCATCGATAACTATTTCTTCAGTTCCGCTGAATTTACCATTCTCTAGTGTACGGTGAGCCAAGATCATATCGCCATCGGTTGGTCGTTTGTTTAAACCGTGCAGATGGATACGGCCATCCACGAAGTAAATCGCTAACCATGGAATCGGGCGATAGAAATTCGCCATCTTTCCTGTTTCACCAACTGTGCGGAAGAAACGAGCACGGAATTTATTCTCACCTCTTACACGATACTTCACGTAGTCAGCTGTGCTAATTACACGATAGACTTCATTATTAACCCCTGTGATTGGGTTCACGAAACTAAGATCATTAGAACCCATCCCACTACGAGCGGAATGAAGATCAGTATAGCTGGTGAAATCGCTGATCTCTTTGTAGATACCAGCGATGTTCAAAAAATCTTTCTCAGTATATTGAGATGGATGATAGCTTTTAGTGATAAGGTTACCTTTCATTTTAATCCTCCTTTAGGATTATAGTGCTAGGCTTATTGTCAAGAGTCTGCCTAGATTATCAAAAAGAGATTTACACAGAGCCAGCTATGAACGCTCTGTGTAAATCAAATACACGTGTCGAGTTTAAGGTTCTATGCCTTATTCTCATGTAGATTATATATACTTATAAAAATGATAGAAACCGTTTTTATTTTACTAACTAATTAACGAGGTAAGAAAAGATGCAACATGAAACCGCATTCTATCCAGAACAGTACCAAGGTGATATCTCTAAACTTAATTATATCACCAATCTTCTCTATGATTGCATGAAGTTGAATCAAGATTTCAAAGAAAAAATCAAACCTGTGACACTTTATCAATTATCAGGGGATTATGCTGAACTTAAGAAAGAACTTAAACAAAAAGAAACGGATGAATATGATTATAAACGTCATATCCCATACGTAAAAGTAGATGGTAAACTTCGTGATGAAGAAGAAGTGAAACGTTCTATAATGCCACGCTTTGCTTCTATCCTAGATAAAGCTATTACACGTAAGCCAAAACTTGGTGAAACATTACCAGAAGCTTGTCAGCATAATGAATGGGAGATTAGTTCATTAGGATTGGATTTCAAAACCCTATCATATCAGAATTTCATTGAAGCCATGAAGCTTAAAAACCCAACTGATCGACAAATCCGCAATGCTTTAATTAGCTACGTGATTCAGTTCTTAATTAATGGTGGGTTAATCAAAGACAGTCATGAGTTACGTGTGTTTGAACGAATCATGCACAAGTATACTTATCTAGCGTCTGCTTTATACTTCCATGGGTTATTTGAAAAAGAAAATAAAGGTCTATTTGGTTTATCTAAATCAAATACCAATATCTTATTTGCGATGATTTATGGAAATGATTTCCGTGAACTCTGCGTATTAGAAGGAATCGATAATGATAGCTGTGAGTTATTTGCTATTCTAAATAAACACCGTGTTCGTTTACTTGAAAACAACAGCTTATTGACACGTCCAAATATCGATGTGGTACCATCTGGTGATCAGTACGCACAACTTGCGGTAGATTGTATTGTTCAGTCATTAATCTATACTTTACTTGGTGTGGATTATACGATGCATAGTCCATCATTATTAGATAGTGTACCAGATCTCCCTGATTACAGTGAACTTGCTGTGTTATCTCGTTTTGGTGTACCTCAAGATATCTATATGCCATTGGCTAATTATCGTTCAGTCTTAGGAGAGTAGTGATGGCAGTATTACACGGCACCGTCCGTGATAACTACCAAGCTATTACGAGACGAATCGTTATCCAGGTCATCAAGCGTTTAAGAAGTCATCTGTCTTTTAATAAAGATACGGTATTCATCATCAAGGGATTAGAAGATAATCTCATGGTTTGGAATAGCGAGAAGAATGAACTTCAAACGATTCGCCATAACCCAGGTGAGGACAGTGCGCGTTTTGGTGAGTACGATCAGTTAGAGATCGAATTTAAAGAAGAACTAACGGATGATGGGATCGCAAGAAATGGTTATATGACTGACATGTTACCCCCAATCTTTCATGATGAACGATTAGGGATTCGAATGAATGTTGGTTATATCCAAACCAGAGTAACCTTATCCTTTACCTTTAAATCTGGTACATGGGAATCCATGCAGACCTATGAAGGATCATTTGCAAGATTACTTCAATCATCCAGAACACTTGTCCTTCATGAGTTAGAGTATTACGTACTACCAGAACTACAGCAATGTGAGTTATTGCGTACGTTGTACGATCTAAAAGAAAAACGTGGTGGGATTGGCGATACCTTCGACGAATGGATGGATAAGAACACCAAGACGGGCGCTTATCGTACATTAACCAATAGAAAGGGTAGTGGTGCGGTGATGGCGTTTAAAGAACATCAGCGTCAGATCATCTTGATGTTAATGGAAACCCAGTTAACAGATGCGCAAAAGAAAGAGCGTGGTGCGTCAGCTGAAACGCAATTCGAAGTACAGTTCTACTATGATGCCCCTTACTATACAACGATTGAATATCCTTTAATGGTGCACAATCAAGTCGTACCAGGTAAGTGGTTCGTGGGACCTCGTGTACATCATGCTAACCGTGATCACGAAGTGACTTTCGATAAACTGCAAGATGGATTACAGCATGTGATCAGTGAAGATCAAGCCGTTAGTACTTTTACCTCTCAAGAGGGATTGCGTTATCCAAGTTGGGATAGTTGGAAGGTATCTGCTTCTCATTATAATAACATGAAAGCAGCAACGATCTTAATCCAACTTCCAGAGAAACTTCCTGAAGCAGATAAGCTGACAAACTACACGTTACTTTTACCATGTAGTGCAATCGAAAGCAACGTCATGAAATTTGGTCATGGTACGAAGCGATATATGAAAGATAATCGCAAGCTCATGTTTTCAACTACCCACTCACCTGTTGTATATCAGTTATACCAGGGTAATGAACGTGTGGATATGGAAAACTGTTATTTGGATGAGAAGCTCGATCTCTACACTAACTACAAGTTAGAGTATTGGCAACAGTGGCATCTTGTCATTGAGATCCCAAATAACTATAACCATATTGAACGTGATACCATGAATATGATGATGCGTTATCCGGATTTCCTGGCTGAGATTTATCAGACTTTATTATATAAAGAACGTAATTTCAAATTGGGTACAACAATTGAGGAAGTTTGTAAGGAATACCTTACTCGTATCCCAATGTTGCAATCTGGCATGTGGTATCAGATCTATCGTTGCTTGATGCTTAATAAACCACTGACTATGCAGTATGGTGAGCACATCGAGAAATACTTCTATACTTGGTTGATGGCAAAACATCCTGAGTATAAAGATCTTGATGAAGCTAAAGATGATTGGTATCATTTTGATTTACCACATGAACGTCATGCTATCTTGTTGGATTTCCAACCAGATCTCTTTGAGTGGTTAAAAGCTCATCACGATGATCCGGATGCAGTGAATGACATTTTCTATGGTAAAGCAGATGTGACGAAAGTCATTCCATTCTTAACGCAATATACGACATCGATCAATAACTACTTCATGGATATCCCAATTCCGAGAATGCAGATGATGTCATTTGTTAACGCTAAACGATTAGGAGACTAAGATAACGATGGCAGGTTTTAACTTTGAAGAAGTCCCAGAACGTAAAGTCGTTATTGAGGACGTTTCTAAACACCTTCCTGATGAACATGTAAAGATTACAGTAGAGCAGGAGAAGGATCTTGCTCCTACTGATTTCTGTAAACAGGAAGAAGCGGTTAAACTCCCTATCCACCATAATCCTTATTTAGGGGTAGAAGTAGATAGTAAGAGTGATGACATTTTAAATATCATCTCTTTCATGGAAGGGTCACCTTGGCAAGTAGAATACTACAGCCAATACCTTGGTGAAGATGATGAGACTTATGCGTGGTCTATTGATCGTGCTGCCGCATTCCAACAGTATCGTTGTATTAAACACTTCGAACTTAAGGTAACCAGTAGCTTATCTTATAGTTACGATGAATCAACAAAAACCGATGAACTCACAGGTACTGCCCATTTCTATCCAGTATTAAAACCAAATAAAGGCGATATGTTTATTGCAGATATTGGGGATGGAAGAAGTGGTTTACTTGAAATCACCTCAGTGAAGAAACTTTCCGTACGTCGTAATACAGCATGGGAAGTTGAGTATTTTGTGCGTCAGTTCTTAACCAAAGAAGCACATGATAACCTTAAACTGAAAACCATCAATACAGTGGTCTTCTCACTTGAAAGACTACGTATGGGTAACGGTGCATTCATCGAAGAAGAAACTTATAGTGAACTCGCTAATATTGAAGAGACGATGGACAGACTAATTCGTCAGTACTTCCGTCATTTCTATGATGAAGAGACCTGTAGTTTTACTGTACCACTCGGTACGAGTATCCGGACTTGTGATATCAAACAAAATGATTTCTTATTATCATTAGTTGAGACATCACGCTATCCTGAGTATTATCGTGTTAGACGTATCCGTACGGATTTAACCGATAAGCATAAAGGATGGAGTATTTGGGATGCATTAATGAACCAATCATGGTTAGATCTTGACGATGCCATGACGAAGTTCAATATCCTCTCTAAGATGGAAATGCGCAATAACACCATGCAGTGGAATGGTAGTCATAGTCAATATACGCACTTTATTTATCCGTATAAAGATATCGTAGCTGCAACCGGTGTACAATATAACCCACGCTTTACAGCTCCCGCTGAGATCCCTATCTTTATCGATGAGGATATCAAACAAAATAGACGTTATATTTATCATGTAGGTATGAATAATGACTATGTCTTCAGTCAGTACTTTTATACAGCTGATGAGGATAACATGTCAAGATTGGAGTTACAGGTTTATAAGTACCTAAATCAACAACCAATCTGTCCTCAGGAAATCATGCGTTTGTTAGGTGCTTGTACAAGATGGGATGATTTAGATAGATATTATTACATTCCTATTTTATATCTACTAGGTCATGCGATTGTGATGGGCTACGTTGAAACCTATGGTGAAGTGGTATCACCTTAATCTTGATTATTACATGGGACATTGTGGTTAAGTTTATTATAATGTCCTAATTTAATAACTGAGGTGATTTAAAATGGTAGAAGAATATAATCAGCCGCGCTTTACGATAAAGTATAAAGATGGTGACTTTGTTTGCGATGTAGAGTGCTCTGATCTCGGTTCACCTGAGAAGCAGGAAGTTGATAAACGGACTGAGTTTGCTAGTAAGGTACTGAGAACCATTCGTGGTTATTACCCAAGTGCAACGGATATCCGAATTGAAATTACATCGGATGATTCTAACAATGCAGTTGGGTTTGTTAATGATGCTATTCCAATCAATATAGTCTGGCGCAAATGGGACGATGGATATTATCTTGTCTATCTATCTGAAATAGATGATATTACAAGAAGATTCATTGAGCGGTATCCAGCCATCGATGCACCGGTAATTTCTGGGTATCCCTACGTTACAGCCATTCCGACCATGATATTAGAGATATTGGATGATATTTTCAAGACGACTGATATCGTGTGGCGTCGACTTACTGATGTGGATTAAAAAAATAAAGTTCTACATGGATACCAGATGGTGTGAGAAGATTCCCAACACCATCTGGTTTGTCACGCGTCTATACTGGTGAGCCGAGGAAAGGGTAACCCATTTCCGCTTGAATGCGGGCCGCGTCTTCGCGTCCTACATTATACCAACTCATGATCCGGCGAAGCTGGGCTTCTTTCCGAATCTGGTAATGTCGCATCTTCTCAGATACAACATCAGCCTCAGTAGCTGTGATGATGTCATTTAAGAATGTTGTGTCCATAGGACCTCCAAACTAAAATGGCAAAACCGTTAGGTACGGTAGTTCGAGTGCCGTACCTAACACCCTACTCGAGATATACATCCTGAGTATCATGTAGATTATATATGAATATAATTTCGATAGACTGGGTTTTTACTCGGTCTTCATTTTTGTTGCAAAAAAGAAAATAGGGTATATAATGGTATGGAGAGAGATCCCCACACCGTATCCTACAAGCGGATATATGGGAATCCCATCTCCGCTTGTATTTCTTTAGCCCGGTCACGGTTTACGCCGTACCAAGCCATAAGACGACGAAGCTGTGCTTCCCGTCTTATCTTAAAATTTTCAATGCGTTCAGCACTCAGTTGTCCTGGTACTGAATCGATGATTGTTTTAAGAAATTGATCATCCATATAGATTGGTCTCCGTATGGTGATTGTTAATACGAGTACTCCACGTGCAGCAACACGTGGAGTACTATTACTGTAAAGTCGATATATCCTACTTTACATCAAAAAGATAATATATACTTGTAAATTTTATAGACTAGGTTGGAGGCATCCGACCTTGATTATGTCCGAAAAATGTATATTTACCCAATAGATCAGTTGTAGTTAATTATCTTTTAAGGAAATTTATCATGTTAAAAGTTTTTGAGCATATGAATGCGGCCGATCTTCCTATCGCCGAGATAGATGAGGATGCAATACTAGCCATGCATGTTGATGACGGTGGTCTAATTGAATCAACTATTCAGATTAGAGTTAATGGTGAAATTATTCGCATTAATCCAGCAACGATCTCAGTATCATTAGGAAGAGGTATTGCAAGTGATCTATGGAAAGCCTACTACCTTCCGATGTGTTATCAGGCGAGTTTATTATGTAGTATTGTTGGCCTCATAGGGCGTACCACTTACATCCGGAGTATTTCAACGAGTAATGCGATGGTCATCACCTATCGTGCTCGGAGTAACGATTTCACTGTCGATTATCAAGGTGAAGAATATATCTTGTCAGTGGGTAGTAATGAAGTGATGTTAAAAAGTAAGCATCCGATTAAATTACTTGAGTCTCCGGTATTTAAAGTAGGCAGTCCGGTGGATGCCTACATCTGCTATGCAATAACAGCAGAAGATGCCGAGTTCATTGGTCAATTATACACAGGAAACTCTATATTTGAATGGTTACAATCGTTAATGGGCTACGCCGAAGAAAGAGAAGAATTCTTAGTGCGGTATAAACGAAAAAAGAAATAGCGGACAAAATAAGAGGGTACCAGTTGGTACCCTCGATTTATGTTGTTATATTAGAAGATATCATCAAGATTGATTTTCTTCTCGAACTCTTTCATGTCAGTTTTATACTTATCATGATTTTTGTAGATACTATCTACAATGTCTTTGCAAGACTGGAGTTCTTTAGCTTGTTGATCTGCTCTTGCTGCTTCTTCGATAAGAGTTCTTCTGTCTTTTGCAGAAAATTCCCAACCGTTGGCGTTAACATCCACTGCGGTCTCTTTGGAAGATCGTACACCGGGATATGGATTTCCGGTTTGGGTTGGGGCTTCGTAGCGCATCCCGTAGCTAGGAGCAACGTAAGTGTCAATAAGCTCATTACTTTTAGTAGTGATTTCATAGATACCTTTCTCTCTTTCATCTGAGATTGCAACTAAGGCTTGTGAAAGCTCTTTAGTTGTTTCATTTGTTTTAACAAGTGCTTCGTTATTTGCATTCTGTTGGGTGATTACCTGTTCAGCTTGTTTAGCCTCTGCATATTTAACGGCGTTATGGTAACCCCATTGATAGCAGAGGAATCCAGTGATCAAACAGGCAAGTGGCCAATGTAGTTTATACTTCACGACCATTTCAGATACAAATGACAAGAAGCAACCAATTAATGCTTTAATTTGTCCTAATAACATTAGCATATCTAACTCTATTCGCCTTTTACTTTAATGTTAATAAAATGAGCTTGTTTAATGTTACCCCGTCTTGTAGAGACATTAAGCTCATTTAAATAAGGTTGTTCACTTCGGATAATCGTATCACCTTGTTGTGGATAATAACGATTCTCTTCAGTACAGATCACAACACCATTTCGATCTTCCATCGGGATATAAGGAAGATATCGACCGTCACTACATCTTAATGGTTGATAGTGGTGTGTCGCCACGAAATAACGTTTTGGTAACTGATGTGATGGCACCAATGTTTTCGTGATTTCAAGTGGTTTTGGTGATTCGACAATAACAAGGAATGATTGCGGTAATGTAAATAAACGACGAATCGTTTCAGGCTTACGAACTTCCTCTGTCTTAATGCGTCCATCAAGATAAGGTGTAAGACCAAATTTATCATTACCGAAAAGGTCCTTGTATTTCCAGACCTTCTCATACAGATGCCATCTTTGTAAATCAAACTTCAGCGTATTGTGGTTGATGTATTTCAAAATCTTACCATCAATATTTAACCAATACAACTCACCGCATAATACCACACCGACTAATTTATTATCGAAGTTAATATTGTCAACATGTAAGAAGACACTATTGAACAGATCTCCTCTCACATCAGAAGGTAAGATATTCTGATCTTCTAATCGATACAGTTTTACTGTACCCTTGACTTCTTCGAAATTAACGATGTTAATATGGCTGGTTTTAAGTCTAGTTTGACTGACTGCGCCTTGCTCGATAAATATCCCTGTCGCATCACCATCATGCCAATGAAAATAACCACCTATATTAAATAAGGAAGTATCACGGAGATGTTCATGATCTACACCTTCTTTACTTAAGTGGATATCACTTAAATCGGCAGGATGAACTAGGCTATCTTTATGATAACCGAGCTTTGCGTTCTTCTGGGTGAAATCCCACTGATGGGCATCCACACTATAGACCCACCCAGGTTGTCTATAGGTGAGGTTTTTTAATACCGGTTTCATTAAAATTTACCTTTCGCGAAGTTATGTTAAAATCTTAAGGTTTATCGGGAAATATGTACGTGCACAGTACACTTCACCCAACAACATAGCCTGAAAATTTTAACAGTATTTTATCGATAAAGTATAGTTAAACATTTTAACAAATTAAAGGAGGGTCATGAAATATGGCTCAAACAGAAACAACCGTTATTACGGGAGATGCTAACTACGTTAATGTTCTCACCGCAATCCTACTTGGACCAGTCTGGAGTGAGAGACCGCCGTTCAGGTTAAACAAGGATGATATCGATGACGCTACAGTAAAAAGCATCATTGCTCACCCTAAATATAATGAGTTGAGAAATCGTTATAACGAGATGGAGAAAGCCTGGTGTAAAATCATCAATGGAGATACGACCATCACCCAGCAAAAATGGGAAGAACTCGTTAACTCATTTAAAGAGATGGCTGGTAAGATGGAGCGTCCAGGTACACCAGGTGAAGCTAATGCTTTATGGAGTATCTATAACTATAGTAATCTTCAGCGCAGAACAGCACCACCTGAAAATGAGGACTGGGTTAAACCAATCGTTGAGTTCCGTGGGAATTATAATAACAGAATGATCCATGTTGTAGGTGGGGCCGAGGCGTATCCAAAGACAACCATTAGTTATAATTATATTACATTTTACGCTAACCGAGTAAGTGAAATCATCGTATGGCGAAATACCGTGGTAGCTAAACGTGATGGTACATTCAAGGTATCAGATGAGTATGCAGCTGATCCAGTAAATGCATTTGTTAAATCATTTAGATTATTGAGTGAGTCCATGCCTGCTATCAGAATGTTACATGATGGTAGTTTAGTCACAGATAAAGCCTGGAATCGAGTTGCGGAACACGTTAACGATAAACTTGCTGAGGGGATGTTACTTCACCCATATCCAGTTAAGAAGAATAATCCAAAAGAGACGCTTAAAAAATACGCATTATTTGATGCTACCTCAAAAGGATCTTATCACGATTATATCATTGCCAACGACATGGGTACTCCACTCACCGATGTGAAAAGATTGCGTCAGGCGATTGAGGATCAAAATAAAAGCGCTTATGATAGAACCAAGGACAACTTAACCTCATTCATTAATCTAAACAATGGCGGTAGATCTGACCCTCTCTTTAGGGAAGATCCAGCGGATATTACACCATACGGTCCTGAACGTCCATACCCAGTAACCATGGGTCGTGAACACCGTGGTTTACCTGATTATGATAAATACTTCGGCACTAACCACTGGGATAATGATTTAAAAGTTGTCTTCTACTATTTGAATGGTGGTCAAAACTTAACTTCAGAGATTGTCGGTGCAACTGAATATGCAAGACTTAATGCAATCGGTCTTCAAAATAGTAATGCATTAGCTTCGGCTAAACCAATCTTTGCGGATGCAATTGAACTATGGCGGGATTACCACCAAGCAATTGCGAATAACCAGGCTGATATAGCAAAAGCAAAATATAAATTACTTATTGCAAAAGTGGATGAACTCATCATCGCAACAGGTAACCCGACCATGCCTGCTGAAAATGGTAAGGTACTTTCTTTCAGTGTATTCTTAAAACCTTATTATACACCAGAAGAAAGCTTGGATAAAGCAAATGCTACCCCTTGGTCACCTGCTCGTTGGTCTAAATATTTCAGATCTCAGTTTGATGATACCGCTGGCATAACTCGTCGTACTATGTTTGCGGGTAGTGTAGCTGGTTTAAACTATAGACTCGATCCAAAAGACATTGCTGGTAAAGCAAGAGCACTCGAGTATAGTCTCGATTACGCTAATCTTGGTATTTGGTTCCTCTCTTATATCGCAGCTGATAACCGTATTAGACCACTCAAACTTACCAGCAACTATGATTTTACTGGTATTAAAGGTTGGGTGCCAGTAACGAAAGATAAATTCGATGAGATCAAAGCTGCATTCATTGATTATATCGAAGCGGTGTTCCGTGACCACTTTGGTTTACGTGATTTAGTTTCTTTCCCAAGACCAACAAGTGAACAAATAACTAAACTCGCACAGCTTGCTGACGTATACGGCGGTTCACCTGAGACAGTACGTGACTTCAGAAATGGTAACTTCCATCTAACAAGTGAATTAGTACCAGCTAACTTCACACCTTACAGTGGACGTAATGAGTTAAATACTGCAGCTGGTGACTTACGTAAAGCAATCAGTGATTATATTAGTACGACCACACCTACGACTGCACAATATAATGCAATCGTCACCGAGTACAATCGTCTTAAAGCAGAACTTACCACCTATAATGATTACTACAATACTAATCGTCAGTTCGAAGGTAAGTATGCGATCACGATGGATCGTGCGAATATCCGTTTACCAGAAAAACGTGGTGCGTCAGACAACGAGTATAATGATTTACTTCGTCGTATTCGTGATTATGAAAACCAGGCACGTGCTGGTTATACCACAACTAACCCACAAAATGAATATCGTGCGTTAATTAATAAACGTACTGCGTTGGTTGATGAAATCAATACGTACAATAGAAAGTATAATTACAGCGCGACTGATGGTGATAAATATATCAACCCTGATATCTATACACCAGAACAACCACGTAACTATACTGCTGATGAACAGCTTAAGATCAATGGTCTTAATGATCGTTTCCTAGAAGTCAGACGTAAACTTGATGCCTATAAGCGTGCATTGATTCCAAGTTACTTCTTATGGAATGATTTAAATACGAATGATACTTGGCATGCTAATACGTATCGTAACGAGTTCCTACCTCATCAGAACTATCAGGGATTCCAATATATTCTTGATCACTATAATGAGTGGAACACCCGTTTAGATAATATCAGTAGTAATACGGATATTCCAAATATCCCGAAATTGATTGCTGTTGATAAAGCGGAATTAGACACGCACATCAGCGAGTATCGTCGTGATCTAGCCAAACATAAGGCTGCAACAAATAACAACCTCTATCAAGCGCTAGTGGACAAATACGGTACATTGGGTGCAGCGATTGCGAACTTCAACCGTAAGTATCAGTTGGATGATCCGAGATTTGCGGTATATAGTGATTTAAAACTTAAACCACTTGAAGAACCCCGTGAGAACGAAGGGTTTAGTCCATTACCACAGCCGATCAATGTCGGTAAGTTAGTACAATACCCATTCGACCCAACCGGTATTAGTAAGCAAAACCACGTTGAGGAGATCCATGATCTTACCGATACGAACCGTAATGAGTTTAACTACATTATTCCAAGATATGCACCGTTCTATTCAAACAGTGTTAAAATCGAAAGATTAGATACTGAAGATAATCAGCCATTGGTACTTGAGAAAGATCATGACTATTATTTAGGTGGGCATTTTGGTGAGATGGAACCGTACGTCGGTGGTAAACAACGTATCGAATCATTGATCTTATTTGATGATAGACGTATTACAGGTCGATATAAAGTCACTTACCAAACACTAGGTGGTAGCTTTATTTTAGATGCGACGGGTTATGCAACGCAGATTGCTAACTACTTGGTTAACCCATTACAAACGCCATGGGCTGAAATTGTAGGACGTCCTGTTAACTATCCAGTTAAACCACATGGTCATGATGTCGGTGAGTTAGTCGGTGTTCAGGATTTAATCGATGCAATCATACAGCTATCAGCAGCAAACCGCGAAATCGCTAAAGCAGAAGCCGCACAAGCCAGTGCAGTAGCGGATCTTCTTGACGAAACCGCAGCGATGCGTCAGTTATCCCGTGATACAAAAGCCAATGTTCAGAACTTAATGAACCAAGTCCAAGAGAAATATCTTGAGATCAAAGCTTTAATCCGAAATGGCAATGTCGTAGGTGGCGGTGGTGGTGGTAGCTCATCCGCTGATATTGACGCAGCCGTATACCGCATGAAGAATGAGTTAACCCTTCTCTTCACAACCATGCTCAATGATAAAGCAGATGATTTATCCGGTAAGGTAAAAGCAAGACTTGATGCATTATCAAATCGTCTTGACAATATTAATACCGTGATGAATACGGCAATCGATGCGAAGTTAAAAGAGAAAGACTACGTTCCTTATTCTGCTACAGTACGCAATCGTATCGATCCAAATGGTGTACTTCGTTTAACAACAGATAAACAAGTAGGGCTTCCTGCTACCGGTGTAAACTACCTTGATCCAAATAACAGTAGTGTTATTACGACACGTAATACTGAAGTGACACCAAACAGTGTTATCGTCAGTGAGACTGCAACAGGTAACAAACCAGTTATTAATCGCGTCAATGATGTTCGTCTTGGTTCAACCGGTAGAGTGATCTCTGTTTCAGGGACAATCGATAATCTTGCCCGTTTGTCTGAAACACCAAGTATCACAACCGCAACAAGTGTACCAGCAATGGTGACTTCTGCGATGGATATCATCAAGAAAGTTAAAGTCCATACGAAAGGTGAGGAAAGTGCGCCAACGAATACGTTAGGTGGTAGTAAGAAAGTCGTTTACTCACTTTCATCTACTGATACTAATTTGATTAGTAAGCACTTCTTTAACTCAGAAAGCGTCGTGACGGTCAATGAAGATGGTAGTACAACACCTGGTTATGGTTTAAACCAAACCTCAAGTTTTGCCTTTACTGTAAAAGCATTACAAGAACTTGATACAAAGATCCAAGCTGCAGCGAGAGGTGATTTCATCCCTACAGCTAAATTACCATCCGCTGATGTGACTGAAGCGGGTAAGATAGTTGTTGCTGATGCGAATAAGAAAATCAAATCGGTTGGTGCGATTAACTTCTCTAACGCAAGTTACAATAGTGACACGTTTGGTATCGCGCAGGGTCTTTATACACCGAAGTATGCAGCAACTGAATATAACGTAATGAACGGCCAGTCAACATTCAAGTATAATCTTGTTACTGAGTTTGAGAAATTACGTGATAATCACAGCTATAATACTCGTATCAATAAATCAGGTATGAGTGCGACAGTACCAACTGATGCATTAAAACGCATGGCACAACTTCCTGTTTATACGGGTTCAACAAGTGAAGGTTATTTAGTTGATCTAGCAAAAGCAAAAGAGTTAACTAACTTTAATGATGATCAGCTTTCAACTGAGTCATTACTTGGTGCAACAGCACTTGCGTTTAAAGACACCAATAATAAATTGGGTGATCTTGAACATCGTGTTAATGCGGCAACAGGTGGTCGAGCAGATTATATCCCACTTGAGAAAATTCAAACGGTGGTATCTGATCAGTACGAGGTTTTAGTAGCGGACGGTAGAAAAGGAACCCTTCCTAACTACCTTCAATTCAGAGACTCTAAAGTGGCCTTTGAGTTACGTAGTGATGGCATTGCAGTCCACTATGCTAACCTTGTTGTCGATGACGTGAAAGTTAAAACATCTGATGCAAATGCATATAAGACTAAAACTTTCACCGAAACACTAAGACAAGCTGATACGGTGAGACTTGAAAACACTGAGCGATTTGCAGGTGGTCAGTTATCTAATGCGAATATCGATAAACTGAAAGGTTATTTCGATACAGCAACGGTAGTAAATGTTGATGATAAACGCATGTTTGTTACCACTACAACTAACTATGGTTTCACAGATAACGATAGCGGTACAAGCTTCTATAACCCAGGTGCGATCGATGCGATCTTATTGGGTACATTGAAACACGTTGATAAACGTTTAGTAACATTATCAACCCAGTACGATGGATTCTCTAAATCCACTTCAACTGTATTAAGTTCAGTGACAGCGAAAGCTACTTCACTTGAGCAAACAACTACTCAGTTGTCATCTCGTGTAACGGAACTTGAGAAAGGACCGACCACAGCAGCACTTAATGAAGTTCGTACGATTGGTAACAATGCACAAGCAACTGCTAACCAAGCGAAGTCTATTGCTGATAATAACAACTCTAGACTTAACGCCATGGATCAGCTCGTGAGCGCTGCAACAAGTGATGTGAGTCGACTCAAGTCTGATGTCAATGCATTAAACGGTCGTATCCCTAATATCTCTATTCAGGGTAATGCAACTGATTACGCAACTGGTAAGATTCCTAAGTTTATTGAAACAGGTAAGCTTAGTGTAAGTAGTGTTCAGTTTGCTGCAGGTAGTACCACAAAAGTCATGAACCTTTCTGGTACTGACTTGATGTATAATGGACGCTTCAGACCGCAAGAAATCAACTTAACCTCAGATATCCGTAAGAAAGAAAATCTATCTGTCATTACGGATGCACTTAAACGTTTACTCACTTTAAATGGTTATTTCTATAACTTCAAAGGTAGTGATGAGGAAAGTGTAGGCTTGATTGCGCAACAAGTTCAAAAAGTGCTCCCATCTGCTGTATCGGAAGATGCCGATGGTACTTTATCATTAAACTATAATGGTATCGTTGCATTACTTGTTGAAGCAACTCGTGAGCAAGAAGCACGTTACTTTGACTTATTGCGTCGTGTCGAAGCGCTTGAAAAGAAACGTAAATAATTTTATCTTTTAGGAATAGGTAGGTGGTCTAGGATGATCACCTATCCTTTTCTTTTTCTTATTTTTATTTAAAGAAGGAGTGGAGATGAAGAAAGATCATTTCAGTAAATTAGAAGTAGAACCTTTAGATGAGTTCGTTGAAGGAAGACGAGTTTATCGTTTAACGAAAGACTTTACTTTTACCTCTGAGAAATACGGTGTGATTACCGTGCCAGCAGGTTTTAAAACAGACTTTGCTTCTGTGCCTGCTATTGTAAGAAGTATTTTCCCAACTGATGGGAAGTACATGGAAGCATCAATCGTGCATGATTACTATTATGCTTATGCGATTGGTACGAAGAAATTAGCTGACCGTATTTTCAAGCACGCCATGAAGTTATCTAACGTATCGACCATTCGTCGTTGGTTAATGTATTGGGGTGTGCGTCTTATGGGTAAAGGTCAATATGGGAAAACCGTTTCTCATACACCACGTGGTCACATCTACCAAGATATCCCACGTGAACAAGTCAATCCACGTAAGAAATAATTAGTATTGAGGCTACAAAATGAGTAGCCTCTCTCTTATGTCGCCAATTCAAAAAGTCTATGTTCGTACCCATATATACGGGCTATGACACTAAACGTTTAATGTTATTTTAATAATAAAAGATTTAAT